GTGGAACAGTTAACGAAGGTGTTTGCGTATGGAACTACGGAGGTAAGAACGGTAATGATCGAGGGGCAACCGTGGTTTGTTGCGAAGGACATTTGCGAGGTGCTTGAAGTAGCAAACCCCACGGATGCGCTTAAGCGGTTGGATGACGATGAACGGGCTAGATTCAATCTAGGTCGTCAGGGCGAGGCAAACGTAGTTAACGAAACTGGACTATACTCGCTAATCCTCGGAAGCCGTAAAACCGAAGCCCGCTCATTCAAACGTTGGATTACGCACGACGTCATCCCATCAATCCGCCAAAACGGAATGTACGCAACCGACACGCTACTCGACAATCCGGACTTCCTAATCGAGACGGTAACGCGACTCCGTGACGAACGCAACGCTAGGATCGCCGCAGAGACGCAGTTATCCGTACAGGCTCCGAAAGTAGCCGCCTATGACACGTTCATTGACACAGAGGGAACGCAGTCTATGGCAGAGGTATCCAAGGCGCTAGGGATCGGACGCAACAAGCTATATGCAAGACTACGCGATGAGGATATGCTAACGCAGGAAAATCTTCCGTATCAGCGCTATATCGACGGTGGCTACTTCGAAGTTGTTGAGTCTGTGAAGCGTATAGTCGGTAGGTTAACCGCTATTCCCGTAACGCGTGTTACACCGAAAGGGATCGCGTACTTACAGCGTAGGCTCTCGGCGTAAATAATCGTTTGCACTATTTTACCTTACGAAAAGTTAGCGTAACATCAACGAAGCCGCAACGTAATCAAAACGAAGCGCATCCGCATCCTCACCGTATCCAATTTTCGCTCCCTTACGAATCACCGTAAAATTACCGTCGATTTACCGCGTTTCATAACGGAGGGTAACAAATGTACCCATCAACGTAGAAAATCGCTAAATCGACGTAAATTTACGGAAGAAAACTAGGAGGCGGAGGATTACGGAAGGTGCGGACGGCGGATCGGAGGAATTGGCGGCGAGTTGTAGTCGTATATCTTCTCTTTTATCTTTAAGTACACGCGAATCCTTAAATGTTTAACTATCACGTAACGGATTTCACTATATCCGGTGCGTAGATGTATTAAGAACGATAGTGATTAATACATCAAGGTCTTAGTTCTTAAGGTCTTATAGTACTTAAGGTCTTAAGTACTTAAAAGATTAAAGAAAATAACACAAGTTGCCGCCAATGTCAACACTTAATTTTATCGCGCCATCACTAATCACTGTTATCCGCGTCAAATCATTTGCACTATTTTACACATTTACGAAGGAGGGTGTTACTAAGGTGATACTAGAGACGGAAGTGGGCGTGCAGTTAAATTCACAAAACACTAAGTATTACGAGGTATTAGGGTATGAAATACCGCGCAGGAAAGGAATGGGAGGACGAATATCAGTGCCGAGGGGAACGGTCATATCTGTTAAAGTTAGCGACTTACCATTAAGGAGCAATGTGAAACTTACGAAGATTTGTGACGTCTGTGAAAAACACATAAAGGGACAGACATATGATCGGATTTTGACTAAGCGAAGTATGGGAGAGGATGTATGCAGTGCCTGTTCTTCTACTAAATCTAACAACCAAAAGGCATTAGAAAAGGCCAAATCCGGAAATAATCTCGCAAGTGTATATCCAGAAGCAGCTAAATTATGGAACTACGTCTTAAACGGACCCATTTCCCCTGATAAAGTAACCCCAAAATCAAACACTAAAGTGTGGTGGCTATGTGATGAGGTGGGGTGTGGGCATTCGTGGAAGGCCGCGGTTGCGGATATAGCAAACGGAAATAGGTGCCCCGTGTGTTTTATGTCGAAAGGGGAACGTCGTATCCGCGAACACCTTCGTACCCTTAATTGCGAGTTTAGCACTCAGGTTTCAATGAAAAACCTTATTGGAATTGGTGGGGGGCTGTTATCATATGATTTTGTAGTTAAAATGAGCTCCGGTCACATGTTACTAATCGAATTTGACGGTATCGGCCACTTCAAACCTACGGATTTTCATGGAAAAGGCGAAGCCCATGCGCTCAAAAAATTCCACATCCAAGTAGAGCATGATCGCCGCAAGGATAACTACGCCGCCACACATGGTATACCCCTATTAAGAATCCGTCACGACGAATTTGATAATATTGAGCAGAAGGTAGACGAAGCGCTGATGCAAATGATGCGCAGAGATCAATTTACGCTCGGCATCAAAATCTCGGAGGTGAACGCATAATGACGCAAATAAACGTAAACCTCACGCCTAATCACGCACTCACCGCCGATGCCGATAACTTCGTAATCCTCACGCGTAAACTCGTTGACCCTACGCGCTCACCGAATTATAAAGCGGACTCCGGAGTCTCAACGGAACTCCGCGAAGAGTGGAAGGATCCGAAGTATTTCTCGTTAAACTCGGCAGGACTCGCGGCTTCATTGGATTATGTACGCATCCGCACCGTTGCCAATAGCGGAGTAACGGATTTAGCGGAGTTGGTCGCGCTAATACGTGATACAACCGCGGAAATAACGGACGCGCTGCGTAACGGTGCCAAATTGCCGAATATCAGCGTGGTGGTGACGTCGGAAGGGTGAGCGAGGGTTATCGGTAGGTGGCGGAGTGAAGGCGCTTAAACATGGCGCAAGTTAGGCGCAAATTAAACGAGAGGATGGCGATTATGGGAAACGTAATTGTACTTAAACATACGCAGGATTTCCGCGGAGATCACGGCGCCGATGTAACGTACACATACTCTTTCGAGGATACGACGACACTGGCGGATGTAATACGCGAAGTTAATCCGACATTTGCGGATTCAATCGAAATTCCAGCGAAAGGGGCGCGATCCGAATGAGCAACGTAACAATCCGCAAGTTTCCCGTAACGGCGCCTGACGGCACGGAGTATCGCGTAAAGATTGAGGAATGTGTAGGACTCTGCGACTTATACGCGGATGTGACGCTGTATATTCCGCGTAAACGATTCGGATTTAAACGCGTATTCTCGGAGAGCTACTATCACGGTAGTAGTAAGCGAGTAGTATATGACGCGGCTAATCCGGATTTCATTGCGATAGCAACCGAGGCCGTCCGAGGATACTACGCTAATATCGAATGGTCAGCGAATTACAACCGGAAACGCGCGGAATCAATCCTACGTAAGCAAGCTGCGCTCGACCGTTTCGCGGAATGGGACGGTAAAATAACGGAGGTGGGCGAATAGTGGACGAGTTGAAACGGATCGCGCTCGAATTGCTGGCGTTGTATGAATCCGCAGCGCGGGATCAAATATGGGAGTGTAGCGCTAGTATCAACGGAGACATGGCGAGGTTGGATGAGTCGATAGCCGAGTTTAAACGTGAAATCGAGGAGGCGACGGAATAGTGAAGATAGCGGTCAATAAGTGCTACGGAGGATTCGGATTATCAGAGGAAGCTTACGAGGAATTGATTGCAAAGGGGTGGACGGTTACTATTCTCAACGAAGAAGGTAATTGCGTAGATACTAACGCGAGAATCGTAGTCGCTCGTGATGACGTGCTCTTTGGACGTTACTTTTTCGTAAGGGACCGAAGTGATATGGAGATACGCACTGATCCGGATATTATCGAGGTAGTAGAGCGACTCGGAACGAAAGCGAGCGGAAGGTTCGGCAACGTGGTAATCGTAGAGGTTCCGGATGACGCGGACGTTACGATTGAGGACTACGATGGATTCGAACACGTAGCGGAGGTGCATCGTACATGGTAATGAAACGCGAAGAAATCATCGCAAAGTGGGACGGAATGAAACCACGGGATCGCGACGCGTGGGTATTTTACGATGTACTCGAACTAATGCCGCTCGATACAATTCCGAATGAGTTCGGAGGATTTGGAACAATACCGCGATACACGACGGACATTTCCGCAGCGTGGGCGATTATGACGCAATGTAAAGCGGATGAAATCCCCGCAAAAGTGGAAGCAGGTATCGAGTGGTGCGTGGTTATACGAGGCGCTCACGTATTTTCAGAATCAGCGCCCGAAGCGATATGTCTCGCGGCCATCATCGCAAAGTTAACGGAGTGATTCGTGACCCCTACGTGTGATTCCGCAAACCCCACGTACTATATTATAGTGTACGAAATTTTACGAATTGATTACGAAGGGGCATCCGAAAGTTGAAAAGTGTAGACGACATCATCGAATATTATCGCAAGCAGAACGAAGTTGATAACGAAGAGGAGGATGCGGAATGAATTGGGAAATGTTTTTCGCGGCAATAGTATGGTCGATGACGGTCGGTTCATGTCTTACCGGGATTATTTCTGCTTCAGGAATACCGGATAACCGCGCACCTAAGACGATGGTAGTTACTTTTATTGGGGCAATAATTGTACTTATCCTTTGTATCGCGGTAATCGCCGGAATGGGTTGGCATCCAAGTAGCTAAAAGATGCCTGAAAAATGACTGTAAGTTGACCGGATAAGTTCCTCCACTACTTTACAGTCCGTAATATAATATGAATACAGGAGGGAAAACGTATGGAAATCAAACGTGACTTAATCGCTGACTTGGCGATATGCGACGCGGCTACGGAAGGACCTTGGCGGAGAGAGCATGGATGTGAATGCGAAGTATTCAGCGGAACGGATATGTACCCAAGCGTAATTACCGTAAGTGGAGACGACATGTCTTACGTTGTTATTAGTGCCGAAAATGAGCGTTTCATACTAGAGTCACGCGAAGGATGGCCGCACGCTATACGGAGAGCGGTCGCTGCGGAGGAACGGTGTGATTCGCTGATTGAGCACGTAGTAGACGTAGACGAAGCGTTCAACGATTATAAATATCGCGCGGAAACAGCCGAGGCGGAAGTAGCGAAGTTAGATGCGTTATTACAGCGAATGGGAAACGAAATTGGATACGCTAAATACTACGCCGAGCGTGATGCGATGCTTCCGACAATTGCCCGCATCGACAACGCATTACGAGAGTTGGTCGCAGATGAGTAGCGCGTACCAGTGCCATATTGACGGAGCATACTGCTTTTATTGCGAAGAGTACGCGCCAGTAGTGGCGGAGAATGAACGGTTACGTAAAGAGCGCGATCGATGGCGTTCGGACGCGAAGGAAGCGAATCTGTTAGTTGCGGAAATGAACGGCGAGTGTGTCGGATACATGGAGGAGAATGAACGATTAAGAAGCGCACTAGAACGCATGGACGACCGTAAGAATCCGATGTTACCGCGTTCAATAATGGCGCGGATCGCGAAGGAGGCGTTAGACTATGACGGAAACTGAGCCGAAGAAACCGCGTAAGAAAGCGGAGCCTAAGATTCCGAAACAGCGGATCAATACGAAGGACTGGCGCAAATTACCGCTGGATAATTGGACGACAGCGACCGTACTCGTCATGTTCGCGGACTTAAACCGTGAGCGCTTCGGAGTTACGGAGTATCTACCATTCCGTAATTGGAACGTTGAACGCGGAATGATTAAGCGCGAGCTCGATCGATACGGCGCTAACGTGATGCGCGACGTATTTACCGAAGCATTCGAGACGCATACGCCGACGCGGGATTATCCGATACTGACGGCTGGCTTCGTAATATCGTATATGCAAGGGCGGATAATCGCGCGGAAGAATGCGGAACAGGCGGAAAAGGTGCGGATAGCGGCGGAGAAGGAACGTGTGGAAACGGTGACTATTGACCATGCGGAGTTAGAGGCGTGGTTGTGACGTTTCGAGCGCAATAGGCAAGCGCTTGATGGCGTTACTCTTCAATAAACTCTACGACGTCTTCAATACGGCAATTGAGATATTCGCAGATACGAGCAATCACGGATAGGGAAACAAAATCACGGTTCGACATTTTGGCAAGAGTTGTCCCCGATATACTAAGTTCATCGCGGAGGTGTTTCTTTAGTTTATCGCGCCTAATGAGCGTAATGTCTAGTGGTTTATATGAAGGGATTAATGGCAACGTGGATTCCTCCTACAGTATTATGGACTTATTATACCCCATTGTGAATTATTTATACATGCTGCAGTTGACATGAATATCCCAAAGGTGTAGTATAAGTCCATAAAGATGAATTACAACAACGCTAAGGCGTAAAATAAATCCACAATAAACCCCGCAACAAACGCCACACCTCGCAGTACCTACGAAGTCCCACCGAACACGACGAAGGCGCCCGCCTGAATCAACGTTCAAACAACCACGCAAGAAAACCTCCGCTTAAAATGTTACGGAACCGCGCGTACCTCATACGCCATTCCATGGACAGCCACGCCCACACTGGGATGGCAGCGCGAGGTTATCTTGCGTTTAAGGAGTATACTATGCGGAAGTCATTACTGGATCGACTACGTTATATCGAACGCAAGCAATCGCAGTTGTCACGTAGGAACGGGCGTAAGGAACGCATGTACAAATATGTAACCGCGATATTCCGAATGTACGCCGAATCATTAAAAACGAAGGAGTGACGCAATGTTAACGCAAGTTTACGTAAAGGACTTCACCGCATGTCCCCCGCGGATGTTCCTCGAACTAGCGGAAATGTCCGCGGATAACCCGAAGCTTGCGCGTATATGGCGTAACAACTATATCCGCGTAATTACAGAACGCGTGTTACATTAGACACAAACTATGTGATAGAGAGGAAGATAAAAATGATGACGGAAATTGAGATTAAACAAAACAATATCAATGAGTTGCTTAAACTGATTCAAGAAAATCCTGATTTACCAATTGTCCCAATGGTAGATGGAGACCTTGGTGGAGATGATTTCGGGTACTATATGGGCAAATGGGGAAAAGCAGAAATTGATGAAGTTTATCATGAAGATGAAAGAATTTATTTTCGTTCTGATGATGAGGAAGAATTAGAAGAAAAAATTTACTTTCGTTTAGAATCCGAGAACCCTGCTTGGTCTGATTCCTATTCGGAAGAAAAGGCAAAAGAAGCAATGGCTGAAATTGAGTGGGAGAAAGTCATTACTGTAAATATAGGATTGCCTTATTAATTCGCAATACGAAAATGCTATGCAATAAACCCAAAGGAGGTGACGCGATTGGCTAACGGAAATCACGCAGACAAATGTATACTCCGCGGACCATGTTCGCTAGCAGGCGGCGCACAATGTACGAAGATTTGTCCGGCATATCTCGCAATCCACGGAATGACCGGAACAGGCGGACGTATGGCGGCGGCTAACGTTCCCGACGCATATCGGCTACTCACGGTATTAACCTCGCCAGCACGCGAAGGACAAGCGGATGTATACCGCGCGATTGATACTTACGTTAAAACGTTTGCGCGCCAATTTGACGGTGATACGCAGGTGAAATCGTTATACTTGTACTCCGCGGAGCCTGGTACCGGTAAGACTACGACAGCCGCCGCGATATTAGCGGAATGGATATCTACGAATTACATCGGATCCATGAAACGCGGTATACAACCGCAGGAACGTCCGGCGTATTTCCTCGATGTCAACGCGTGGCAAGGCGATTACAACGCGTTCAACCGTAGCCGAGTACCGGAAGAAATCGCAGCGCCCGCCAGTGTCCGATATTACACGGCGCAACGTATCGCAATGAGCGTACCATTCCTCGTAATGGACGATATCGGAACGCGTGACGCAACGCAACCGTTCCGCGACGATCTGCATACGATTATTAACAAACGTGTGAGCGCGGAGTTGCCGACGGTGTATACGAGTAATATCGCGCTAAAAGACGTAGGAACGTTGTTCGACCGCAGATTAGCCGACCGTATACGCGAACAATGTAAAGAGTTAGAGTTCCGAGGAGAATCGAAAAGGGGGATGCGATAATGTCCGTTGTAGAACAGCTAATATCGAAGGTGATCGATGACAACAACGTAGCCGCGCTAGACATACACGGCGTTACACGCGAACTCTTTCTGACGGAGACGGAACGCGGATTCAACGACTATGTTCGTAAGTATGCGGAGGAGAATAAAGGGAACGCTCCGAGTTATGTGACGATGGTCACGAATTGTCCAAGTTTTACTTATATGCCGGAAATTTCCGATAGCTACGAATACCTATCGCGCAAACTAAAGGAAAGTTACGGTAAGCGGATGTTAGGCGAATTTCTGAGCGACGGAACGGGCAAGATCGCCGCAGCTTACGAGGATATCGGCAAGGGAACAAGCATCGACGACTTCATTTCGCTATATACAAAACGTATGGAAGATATTACAATGAGAACAATTGTTCGTACATCTACAGGTATTGACATCGCGAAGAGTGGAGACAGGTTTATAGCAGAATATGTGGCGCGAGCTGCAGGTAAATCACATCGGATGTGGAAGTCGAAGTTCAACTCTTTAAACGTAGCAATCGGCGGGGGTTATTTCTCATCTAATATGTATATCGTATACGCGAGATCGGGTCGCGGCAAGTCTATAATCGCGTTAGAAGAGGCAATTGAGTTCGCCTATCAGGGAGCGGTAGTTCTCATATGGGCGTTAGAAATGGGATGGTTTGAGTTATTCGCGCGTGCCTACTCTTCCATTAGCGCTCGCACGGGCGTAGTAAACGCGGTTATAGACGGAATAAATTACGATGCAGGATTCGATAACCGCGCGATACTAGCCGCTAAATTACAGGACGAGTATATGCCAGCATTCCGCCAGTTTATCGCAGACTTAAACGAGACGCTTCCTGGTCGCATTATTATTCGCGCCACTGACGAAGAAGGATTCACGGAGCGTAATATCGGCGCATTAAGACACAATATAGTTGAGCATAGCGCGGACGTAGTTATCGTTGACCCGTTCTATTACCTCGATTATGAGAAGAACACTTCGAAAACTACCGGAGGTGACGCGTCAAATACTTCGATGAAATTACGATTAATGACCGGATCCCTTGGCGTTGTTACTATTGCTATAACGCAGGCTGACGAAGTGGACAGTGAGAAAGACGAAGCAGGTACGAGGGAGTTAACGTTACCTCGTCGATCCGAAGTTAAAAAAACTTCCTCATTGCTTGAAGATGGAGCTGTTTTAATTGCGGTAGATACATTGGCGAATGAAGGGCGTGGGGTAATTGGAGTGAATAAAGCAAGATCGGGCGGAGAAGATACGCGTATCGAAATCATATATCTTCCTAACTACGGAATTGTCCGCGAACCAAACAGCGTTGATATATCGGCACAATTCGCTGGTAACTTTAATCCGTGAGGTGACGTCTATGATTAATGTAAGGGGAGAACCGCTATATATCGATGTACGCGCTGAACTCGAAGACTTCCCGTGGATTAACGCGGTATGGACAACTACGCGACTAATCGCATCATCACCGTTCTACTACGATAGGAATCCGGCATTCTATGTCATCCTCGACGAAGACAACGACGCATACGGATGTTGGGGCGATAGTGGCGCAGATGATCCGGAGTATCAACGTGGCGGATTCGTAAAGTTACTGAGCTTCCTCCGCGACGAAACGTATGAAGAAACATGCGATTACCTGGCGCACGTGTACAGTATTATAACGGACGGCAACGCTGAGTTTACGTTAAAACTACCGAAGCTACTCAAAGCGGACAAGCCGCGGATTACTACGATAGATAACGCGATACTCGACGGTTATAAATTCCGTTCCCCGTATCTTGGGACGCGTGGTATCAGCGAAGGAGTACAGCGATTACTCGACGTAGGATACGACCGCCAGCGCCGCGCAGTTACAATTCCTTGGATGAATCCGGACGGCACGCTCGGCAACGTTAAATACCGCCGCACCGATAGTAAAGCGTTCTGGTACGAAAAGGGTGCGCGTCCGATCCGCGAGATGATCTACGGAATCAACGTTATATATTCGAAGAGGATTACGCGAGCAGCGATCGTAGAGGCGGAAGTTGACGCGATGACATTAATGTCTGCGGGGATACCGGCGATAGCAACCGGAGGGACGGCGTTTAACGAAGCCAAGCGAGATTTAATACTGCGATCACCAATCGAGGAGTTAACGTTGTTCCGCGATAATGATAGCGCCGGAATTGCGTGGGAATCGCGTCTGATTAGCGAGTTAGGGCGCGGACTAGAGTTACGCAGGGCGAGCGTGCCGGAAGCGTATAAGGACGTAAATGAATGGCGGAATTACGGCGAGATACGAGAGGGCTACGCGGCGGCGGAACGGTTACAGAGATTGTATAATCGCATAGTTAAACATTTTTGAAATATATTTATGCGAATATGCCCCAACGGTTGGATTGAATCCGAATAATACAATATAAGACGAAGAGGAGCAGCCAAATGGAAGATGAACAACAATTTAATAAAATATATGAGGACACCAAGCGGAGAATACACAACATGAGTATTAAGTATCACAAACGAAGTGGCGTTCCAGTAGATGAGTTCACGAGCCAGTTAAATGAGGAGTTGTGGTTTGCATACCGTGATTATGATGAGGGCAAGAACGCGCAGTTAATGACTTGGATTAATGGATGCTTAACGCGTAGGGCAATTGATGTTATACGCGAACGAGAAGGTAGTTACAGACGAAGTGTTACCCACTCAATAGAAAGGTCGTCTGAGTCAGAAGACGATGAGCAAACGTTCGATATTATATCTGATATATGTATTGAAGATATTGTAATTAATAGAATGGCGGGACCCAATCAGTTCGAGCTGATTGAATCCCTTGTAAGTGACCCGGTCAAGGTCGGTAATACTACGAGGTTAATCGTAGAGGAATTCCCGCGACATGATTCCTTAAGAGCGACATCTGATGCTTTAGGGATATGTCACAAAACTGCTAAACGCAAGTTACTTGCTTTACGTCGCCGATATGATGGCGCCCGATTTGGAGACATCCACGATATAGTTGATAATGTACCAAATATAATCGCAGTCTAACTTATAGTATACCACGTTGATTACATTTTTATACTCATTTTAGCGAATAGGCATTACGCTAAAATATGTCAATGGTGACTCGCATGTAAGGGAATCTTATCCATTTACATTATATGTCATACGTTTCACCGTTGTCAATTATTTTTTACAATAACCAATAACCGGAGGTTAATCGCGATGTCATATAACCCTATACGCAAGTCTAACGCAAAGGTTCCGCATTTTCAACGCAATTCAACGTTAATTCACGAAATGGACACAATTTACAACGGAGCTCCCGACGAAAACGAGGACTCTGCGGACTGTTATCACGATTCACATACGCTAGTAAAGGCGGTGCGCATCGCATGAGCAATCTGAAATGGCGGGTGTCTGCGCATACGCTACGACGTGTTAATGAGCGCTTCGGTATAGAGGTGAAGTCCGCTACGAATTGGGTTAATCAACTTATGGAACGCGCAAATTATGTATGCAATGGTATAGGCGAGGACGGAAATCCAAGCCGCGTTTTCACAGTAGATAAAAAGATATTTCACGCGGACATTATAAATGACGTAATAATCACAGTATATGAAGCTGAAATTAAACGTCCAATTGCGCCAGCAGTGGCGCTTACTCTCGCAAAAGAAATACGTAAGATGGAGATTGATCTATTAAAACGCGAACAGTTAGCTATTGAAAGGCGATCGCCAATCGAATCCGAAATTATAACAATGCGCCTATCGTTAGTACGTGCTAAAAAGGAATCGCGTATAAACTTCTTTACGAAGCGCATCGCCGAACTTGAAACACAGCTTCGTTATATAAACGCAGAATTGACGAGCTGGAAACGCGATTTAACGTTATTCGCGGAGAGTTACGCTTCTATTATGTAAGCCTTCGTACATCCTACGTCGGCTGCGCGGTGCTAACGTTGAAGGATCGGGATTCCCGGTCGCCGTGAAGTAGACTGTGTATGCTCTCGAAAAACGGGAAGTAAACGTTAGTGCCGCGCCGCGGACGTAGGAAACTATGTACCGAAATATGAACGAGGAGTGTTGCGAATTGTCAATGTTCACGAAGATGGGCGAAGCAGCCGCGCAAGCAACGAATAACGATGGAGGTGGTAAGGAAAGCCCTATCACATCGTTTAAGTCCGGTACAACGCTTAAGGTCGGAGTAAAGTCTGTTAATGATGTCGCGGAATACTACGGTTACGGAATTTACAAGAAGGTAAATACGTTTGTACCTAAGAATCCTGCCGTACGTAATGCACGCGGTTATATCGACTCATCCCCGTCTGCGTGGGATCGTGCATCGGACGTACTGTATGCGGACGCTAAGAAAGCGGAAGAAGGTGGCGCTAGTGAGGCGGACGTTAAAGCGATTAAGGATGAGGCCGGATTATTCCGTGGAAAGAAACGATATCTACGCGCTTTCTTCGACTTAACGACCGGCAAGGACATCGTAGTAGACGTATCCCCGACGCAGGAAGCTACGTTGAAAGCGGTAATTGAGGAAAATATTGACGACCTCGATGTAGTCGCGTTCAAACTCGCTAAGAAAGGCGAAGGTAAAAACGCAGTAGTATCACTGTCCGCGATTATCAAAATGGAACGTGATTTAACGGATGAAGAACGCACCAACTTTGCTAAGCTAACCGAGGCTCCGTTTGAGCTATCCTCGTTCGAAACATGCTTATTCGTAGCAGACGAGGCGGAGCAGAAAACAAATCTCGTAATCGCCGGATTTGATATCGGACGACTCGGATTATCAATCGGAGCCAATAGCGGTAACAACGCTAACTCAACGCAACAAACGGACGACTCCGTTCCAATCACGGACGATGACGCACCAATCGATATTAGCGACGACGATCTTCCGTTCTAACCGCGGAGACGCGTTAACGGAACGGAAATATAACGGAGGTGTTGAAATGAGCGTAGCAACGTTAGAACGACCGCAGACACAAACGGGCGGCAACGGTAATAAACCGCCCGTAACCGTATTAATCGCATTAGGGACGTAAATATAACGAAGAGGAGACGTGGTAGCATCGCACACATAACGGAAACAACCGGTAAGTATTCGGAGCTCGTGGCGCAATTAGCGCTACTGGCGAACGGATGGACGGTACACGAAGCGCGGACGGCGGAAACATACGATATACTCGCGACGGATCCGATAAGCGGAGAGTATACGAAGATACAGGTCAAAACGATTAGGCAACGTAATGACCGCAGCGGCGACCTCGTAGTTTACGCAACAAAAGGTAATGGAACCGTTTATGATCGATCCGAGGCGGATACAATAATCGGCGTTTGGGCGAAGGACGGCGAAGTACCTCGCGTTTACATGTTCGAGAATCGCATGATAACGGAGTACTGGTGCAGCGAGGCGAAGGCGTCGGAGCGTTGGGTGGAATTAAGCATCGGACTTAATCGTCAGCTACACGTTCTCGACGCAGTGGTAGGCGAAGTAACATCCGAGGCAGTATCGTAATGGACACGCAATTCGACCGTTTTAGATATCCGGATGATGGTCCGCCAGTATTCGTAAATTGCGCCGAGTGTGGCGGGGAAATCTACGTAGGTGACGAGGTTAGACGCACGTTTGACGGCGATTACGTACATGGCGGGAATACCGATGACTGCGCGCTTAACTACGCTTACGTGCGCCAATACGACGGTAAAGGGACGATAGATAAACGAGGAGGTCTTTTATAAATGGCGAAATTGAACGCGGTAATTCCGAGTGTGGACGTAGAGGTGCGTGGTGAAGATGGCGTAACCATTAAGTACCGTAAGGTGGAACGCGATGTGAAGGCGGGCGATATCGTTAAGGTTTTGGACGAGGACGGAAACGACTCACTATACGTAACACATGGCGCGTTCTATAAGGTGGATGAAGTAGATATTTGTGGTGATCCGCAAATTACCGATGATGACGGGGATGAGTACGATTTATCCGACTATCGTTACGAAGTCTACGAGAAGGTAACGGAAGTACCATCTGCACCTACTAAGTATCGCGAGGTTAAACGGAAGGCCAACGTAGGCGAGCGTATTAAGATCGTAGCTAGAGTAGCGCTGGAAGACGATTACGAAAAAGGCGCGGAGATTACCGTTGTAGACAACGATTCTGACGGAGATGTATACGTTGACTTGGAAGGTTACAACGGTAAATGTGTGTTCCTTCGCGAATACGTCGTACTCGAACCGAGTACAGAGTCACGATTAACTGTTGGAGATTACGCGAAGATTACGGATAATGTACACGGACACAGATTCAAACTCGGTGAAATCGTGAGAATTCGCAAAGACGACAGATCAAAGCTTCCGTACGCTGGTACAGCGCATAACGGTTTATACGTAGGGTGTGATTGGTTCACACCGAGCGAATGCGTTCCGGCAACTGAGGCGGAGTTTAACGCACAGAAGCCTACGAAGCCTGAACGGTTGAAAGTCGGAGAGTATGCGAAGGTTATAAGTAATGGTACTCGCGGATTTATTAAACTCGGAGATATCCGTAAAATAGCGGTGGATGACGGAACTATGTCTCCGTATAAAGCCGATAAACTCGACGGAAGGGATTTCGATTGGTTCCGTGAGGAAGCGTTAGTCCGCGCAACTGACGCAGAAGTCGCCTCCGCTAAACAAGCCGCTGAACGTACGAAAGCTATCGGAGAGTTTGCGGAAGGCGGATATGCGGTCGTTGTGGACGCTAATGACGATAACTCCACGCGTAGTGGTATTAACGGGAATTACGTTACAGTAGCGATTGCACCAAGCGGCGGAATGTGCACATTGAAATTAACGAATCCTGATGGTAAACTCGGCGGCTATTGTGACGCGGACGCACTCCGTAAGATTACGAAGGAAGAATACGAAGCTGCGACTAAGCCGGCGCCTAAATTCGAAGTTGGCGAGAATGTCCGGTTGATTAGCGGAGGCGGAAATTACCCACTCAGCGGATTCAGTAGTGGGGATACATGCACAGTAAAAGAGTCGCCGGATAGAGACGGGGATTACCGTATTGAACGTCAATCAGATGGACACATTGGTTACGCCGATCCGGAACAACTCGAAAAAGTCAGCGCAGAGGAAGCGCGCTGGAACGCAATCGGACGTAAGGTCGGCGAGTATAAGGCGGGCGATGTCGTTAAATATATCGGCACAACTAGCGCGCACGGGCTTCGCGATAACGTTGGGATCATAACGGTGATCGATCGCGAGACTGATGGGTCAACTCTTCCGTACCACCTCGCCAAGCCAAGCGGTACAGGTAAAGACGGCGTAGATACGTGGACACGCGCAGAGAGTCTCGAATTAATCGCGCCAGTAGAGTCGCTATTCAACGTTATAACCGCAGGAGGTGAACGCAAATAGACGTTAAACTAACGCTTAATATACGCACACCTCCCGTTGAGGACAACAACGTTAAGGAACGTGTGAAGGACGCGATACAACGGAAGAAAGACGCTACAGAAACGGTTGAGGACGCATGGTTACGTATAATCGCGATGAAGAACAGCGATATCGACCACGAACGATTACTTGCCGTAAAAGGCGCTATGGCGACGGGTGCAATAGGCAGACATCCGTCCGGCGTTGGCAAGCGGTTTAGTAAAGCGGAAGCACTGCGGATGTGGGCGGATTTGAAAGAGATGACGCGCGCCGATACTCTGCGGAGAATGGTCGATGAGATGCCCGTAAATTACGAATTGATTACGGGGAAGGATCGGCTGGCAACGTTAAAACAGCAGCTACTCGCGGAGGATACTATAGCGGTCGATACGGAGACAACCGGAGTTGACGTGTACACGGACGTAATCGTAGGCATGTCGTTCACATTACCGAAAGCGGACATACACGTATACATTCCGGTCGATCACGTAGGAATTGAGCAACTTTCGAGGGATTACGTGCTCACCGAATTGGCGCCAGTATTAGCGTCGGAGAGTATCGGCAAGGTTCTGCATAACGCCATATTCGATATCGCGATGTTCCGGCGCCACAACTCGGACTTACGCGGCGTTATATGGGATACGATGACCGCGATGCACATGTTAAACGAAAACGAAGATTCATTCCGGTTAAAGGACCTCGCGCCGAAGTATCTACGAGTCGAATCAGATACATTCGCGGAACTATTCGGAAAGAACGCGCAGTTCCGTGAGGTTCCGATTGATATCGCGTTAGTATACGCAGCAAAGGATACGGACTTAACGTGGAAGTTGTACCAGTTCCAGCGGAGATACTTCGATAAGCTTCCGACATTACTCGAATATTACCGGACGGTCGAGGTCCCGTTACTCTACGTAATCGTCGATTTAGAAGCTAACGGATATATCCTCGACTTGGATTTCGCGAAGGAATACGGGGAGACGTTAGGCGCCCGAGCGAAGGAGTTACACGAATATCTCATCGCAACATTATCGGAATATCACGAAGGTGACGAGGACTTAAACCTTAACTCTACTCCGCAGATGAAGTTGGTATTATCGAAAGCTATCGGTAAGGAACTTCCGAATATGGACGCGAAGAAGACGTTAAAACCGTTAGCTACGCAGTTCGAAGTTATCCGTAATCTACTTGAATATCGGAAGATTACGAAACTAAGCGGAACGTACATCGATGCGCTTCCGTTAAAGCAAAATCCGACAACTGGACGCTGGCACTCGCGGTTTAATCCGATGGGAACCGTTACGGGACGATTCAGTTCCGGCAAGGAAGAGGATAACACAAATCAATTTAATGTCCAAAATCAGCCGAAGGAAGCGCGCCGAATGTTCGTAGCTCCGCCTGGTAAAGTATTGATAGGCGCGGATTTCAAGGCGCAGGAGATCCGGTGCACCGCGTATTTATCCGGAGAACCCGTCCTAATCGAAGCTTTCGAAAAGGGAATCGATCCCTATGCAAATATGGCGAGTATGTACTACAAGCGCCCATACCAAGAAGTTAACAAGCTTCCAAACGGCGATGACACGCCGGAACGAAAAGCGATGAAAGTCGTATGGCTCGCGACATTATACGGAATGAGCGATTTCTCACTTGCGGATATGCTTAAGCTTAAGAAACCGGAGGCGGCCGCGTTTAAAGAAGAGTTGTTCGGTGGGATGCCGAAGCTGTCCGCGTGGCTGAAAGCGAATGAGGCAGACGTTGCACGAGACGGCTTCGTATGGGCGGATAAGCAACAACGTAAACGGCGCCTGCCTGACGGTAAACTTAAGCGTAAAGAAATCCCGTACGGCAAATGGAACGACCCTAAATACGAAGAGTACCGTAGGCACAACGCTAAGATTAACCGGGCCATGCGCCAAGGTACGAATGCTCGCGTACAAGGATCCTCGTCGATACAAACGAAGGTTACGATGATCGAGGCGGACCACTATTGTAAAACGCGCGAGGATTGGAACATGTGGGGATCGGTACATGACGAGTTGCTATTCGAGATTCCCGAAGACTTTACCCGCGATGATATCGAACAAATCCGCAGACTCATGACGGAATCGTACGGATGGGGCGACGTTAAGAACGGGACCGATATCGAGGTTATGCGAGTGTGGGGCGAAGGGGTTCCTGCTGACGAATGGTTTAAAAATAAGGAGGCGGAATATGCAAATTAGCCAAGCGAAGAAACTCGAAGTTATCACGAAGCACGGACGCAAGTTTAGCGCGAAGAATGGCGGAGGCTCACCGATACTCGAAGGTATCCATTACGCTGCAGACGGATCAATCGTAGCTACGGATCGCCATCGCATGTTACGGATTAAGGACGCGCATAATTACACCACGCCATTTACGTCTCATGCGGTAACCGGCGTTCCAATTGACGGAGTATTTCCGGATACATCGCGGATCATTCCGGATAACTTGCCTACGCAGATTACGTTAATTACGGATTATAAACGCGATGACATAAAGGCGGCGATTGCCCGCGTTAAACTAGCGGTTGAAGCTTCGAAAGTAGCCGGAGATAAATCGTATATCACGAAGTTAGCATACGTAGATTCATCCGTAACGCTCTCCGTAAATAACGAGGAACAGTCGGTAACGCTCGCTTGTAATATTAACGCGGATGTATCCGGACCCGACGAAACGGTATCGTTTAACGCGGAATACATGTTATCTGCACTCAACGTATTTAAGGATGCCGGAAGCCAGCGTGTGATTATCGGATTAACTGGCGCGATGTCGCCGATTGTTCTACGCGATGAAGAGAACGGAATTGACGTCGTAGTCCTTCCGTATAGGACGGTGAAATAATGACGCACGATACCGCAAGTTACACATGTCCCAATTGTCATAAAACAATCCGCGTACTAGCGGACGAATACGGAGATCATCCGTGTCCTAAATGCGGATGGGAACCGTATGACGAAACGGAGGATGACGAAGAGGATTACGGTACTGATACGTTAGATTGCGGTTGTTGCCGATGTTGTGGATGCTCGTGCGATGATAACGAAGAGGAGGCGGAAGTATGCGAATAGTTGAGACGCGTAATATTGACGATGACGGGTACGGAGGAATGGAGTTATCTATCGCGACTAACGACGATAAAGGTGGCGTGGATTTCTGCGCAGCTTGCGATTGTCCCGAAGATAATACGTTCCATCGCGATTTAAAGAGTGCGTTAGGTATCCGCAGATTACTTGTGTTGGCGTACGAAGCCGGTAAGCGCGGTGAGGATTACGAGTATGAGTTCGTAGACGAGTCCGAAAAGGGGCGTGGTTAATTGAGTATATTCACGAAAGTAGGCGCGCCATCAATTCCGTTAGCTGACCGCATCGCATCCGATTTAATAGCGCACCTTGACGCATGGTTCAGCGTTCCCGAAGTATACGACGATGCGCTAGACGCGGAGATTCACCGATGGTACGCGGATATACTTACGAATAGGCAACGTAAAGTATGGGCGCCGAAGGACATTCCGTACTTCTCGCCATCGTCCGTAGGGTCATGTAAACGAATGTTGTACATGAAGCAGATTAAGAAACCGCAGGATAATGCGAATAAACCTCCGTATCAAGGACGCTGGAATCAATTGGGAACAACGGTGGGCGATCTTATCCAACGTAATATGTTATTCGCGGAGAAACATTACGCAGCTAAGGTCGGTCAACATCCGCGATTCGCCTTCGAACGTAACGCATATAATGAGCCGATGTTCGAACAGTTTGCGCCAGGACTCGCACGAGTAACGCATAACGGTAAAACATTCGCACTCTACGGATTCTGCGACGGTATCATGCTTTATCGGACGGATGATGGCGAAGTCTTACGCGTCGGACTCGAAATAAAATCGAAGCAGACTACGTGTTCACGTACCGGAGATTACTCGATGAAAGCTGCGGAGGACAAGCACGTTAAGCAAGTCGTATGTTATTCGCAAATGTACAACGTAGATTATTACGTTATCCTCTACGTTAACTGTTCGAAGAAAAACTACGTAATGACTCCGGAAGAGTATGCGAAGAGTCCGGATATCCGCGCATTCGGCTTCGAGATTACCGACGCGATGCGCTCGGAAGTATTCGACGGATTCACGGAAGTCCTCGACGCGGTAGAAAGCGGAATCCCTCCGAAGTTGGATATCGATAACTTTACGTTCAACAACTTCAAACGCGCATGTTCGCTATCGTTGACGGATGAAGAACTCGCGGATATCCAACGTCAAGTAAGCGCGCTACAGCGTTCATCACTTCCGGATTACAAGAAGCGTGGTCCATCGGAAGCACTGGCGGAGATTGAACGGATTAGAGCGGAGAGTACGAAGGAGGTGGCGCTATGAAGAAGTTCTTAAATAAAGCAATGGGCGGTTTCGTATACGTTGGTATTATAGGCGCGGTGTTCCTTGGATTCTTATTCTTTTTATCGATGATATTTGGCGCGGATAGTTCGCTGACTGCTCGGATTATATTCGGAGTCCTAGCGTTGCTATCATTCATTTCCGGTTATATTTCCAGTAAAGAGTCGGAGGTGAACGCGTGATCTACGTTATCGAGTCTATACGTAATCGCGACGATGGGAGTCCGCATGAACGCGAAGCACGTCGCAAGGGACAGCGCGTAGAATTGTTATCATACGACGTTGGCTCGCCTATGCTCGTATGTTATCGCGATGACCATAACAGTATCTTACGGACATCCGAGGTAGTCAGCGTACTTGGCTCGGACTGCGGATCATTCCGGAGGATAACAACGAAGAATACCGTTTACACTTTCCGAGAGGAGGTGGTAGATCATCCCGAAAACTGACGCACATACAACGCTCCACCTCGGACTCGACACGTCACTCACGAAATCCGGTTACGCGGTCATATCGGTTACTGACCGCAAGCCGACGTTAGTTGATTACGGACTTATTAAGTCCACCGCTAAATTCTCGGACGGCGAGCGCTTACGGCAGATCCACGCAGGTATTACGGATGTTCTAGGCAGATATCCGAATGTCGAGCGTGTGATTCCGAGGGAAGCCGGAATTGTCCGGTTTAACATTCCGACTAAGCAGATATTCAAGAGCCACGGAGTAACCGAATTCGCTCTCGCAGATTACGAAATCTACGATATCAATATCCAAACGGTGAAGGCGTGGGCGCGGCGGATTACGGGATCGCCAGGTAAGCGTAACGACAAGGCGATGATTGCGGAAGCCGTCCGGATATACTTCGATAATCCGGAGTTACCGCTGAATAAAGATGGCGACGAGGCGGACGCAATTACGGTGATCCTATCGTATCTCATCCGCGAAAATATGATTGACGGAGGTGTCGCGTGAAAATTCCGCAGAAGGTTAAAGTCGGCGCAATGACGTATGACGTTAAAATTACGGAACATCCCATTACCGTGAGCGGACGTGAGTGCGTTGGCTCAATCACGTATGATAAGCAGCTAATAGAAATCCGCGATGAAACGTATCACTCTACGCAATCAATGGTCAATACGTTTTGGCACGAATTATTCCACGCGTTTACACACGAACGTGGCATCGAATGGGGCGATAATGACGAGTTGTACACGGAGGAACTTGCGAAGGCTATGCACGCGTTTTGTGTAGATAACGGACTCGACTTTATTGAAGGCGGAGGCGCTGCGTAATGAACTGGATATGTTTCAGATGTGAATGCGGATGTGGCTTCGCAATTCCAACGTCGGATATTCCGAATGACGTAAGCTGTCCAACATGCGGTAGCGAGTGGGACGTATCAGACACCGGTGAGTGTATCGTTGATCCGAAGATTCAGCCGATATGTTAACGATGGACGAACGCCTACTCTACGCCCTCCGATATGAACGCGAAAGACTGACGTGGAATATACGCATTAAGACGGAAGATATCGCGATGATGACCGAACGATTAGCGAGTGTTGACGCGCAGCTATTAAAATACGAAACGGAGCGATGACTTATTACGCAAACTAATCGACTACTAACGGACGAGTTTATCGCACAATATCCGGAGTTTCCGGAACAAATGAACGCGCTAGGACAATTCGTATATCTGCGGACATATTCGCGATTCTTGCCGAGCGAGGGACGGCGTGAGAATTGGCGCGAGACATGCCGACGTGCTACGGAATATAACGTACAACTCGGCGTTAACCATACGGATAATATCGGTTATCCGGTTGGTTACGAGTGGCACCAGAAAGAGGCGGAATTGCTATTCGATAATATGTTTAACCTGCGCCAGTTTCTAAGCGGACGCACGCTATGGGTCGGCGGTGCGGAGAACGGAGTAGCGGACAAGTATCCACTCGCGAATTTCAACTGTTCATTTATTAACGTTGCGTCATGGTCCGATTTAGGCGATTTATTCTACTTGCTAATGGTCGGTACCGGCGTTGGATTCAAATGTACGAAGGAACTCGCTGCAGGACTCGCACCGATACGCACGAATACAACGCTATTACATTCGAGCTACGAGCCAGTACCGAAGTCCGCACGCTACGAACATACGCAATTCCGCGACATGGAAAACGGGTACGCGAAGATTTACGTAGGCGACAGTAAGGAAGGATGGGTTGAGTCGCTACGTCTGTACCTCGAAATCCTAACGGAATCGCGCTATGAGCATATCCACACGGTTAAGATTTCGTATAACTCCGTACGTCCGAATGGAGAGCGCCTGCAGACGTTCGGTGGCACCGCGTCGGGACATGCGCCACTACTGGAAATGTTCGACGGAATTAATCGCGTATTGAAGAACGAAATCGATCCGTCGCTGGCCCCGTTAGATGAAGTACTTACGTGCTATCACGATGATGAAACGGATGACTGCGGTAACCCAAGCGGATACAGCCGTGTGCGTCCGGTTCACATCCTCGATATCGGAAACCTCATCGGAAATAACGTTGTGGTCGGAGGCGTGCGTCGTACTGCGGAAATATTCCTTATGGACGCGGATGATTACGAATGTATCTTCGCTAAATACGGACTCAACGGAATATGGGACGCGGAGAAACATGCGAAGGTAATAGACGTGGCTCACTCTCTCGGACTCGTGGATCAAGTTAAATTCCTCGAAGGGATGGCGCTGAATGATCCGAATGTGCGACCACTGCATCACCGCAGGATGTCGAATAACTCTATCGCGTTTGAGACGAAGCCCTCGCGTAAACGATTGAACCTCGTGTTCGAGATGATGCAGGCGGAAGGCGAGCCGGGATTCGTTAACTTAGAGGAAGCGCGTAGACGTCGCCCGAACGCTGAGGGCCTTAATCCCTGCGCAGAAATACTTCTAGATAGCTACGGCGTCTGCAATTTAACCACCGTTAATATGACCGCGTTCGTAACAGGCGATGAATTTGATGTGCGTGGTCTGCTCGAAGCACAACGTTTATCTGCTCGTGCCGGAATGCGTATGACACTCGCTGAAATAGAATTACCGCATTGGAACGCAATTCAACAACGCGACAGACTACTCGGCACTTCGCTAACCGGCGTTAAGGACGCGTTCGCATCTGTTGGGTTCTCCAATATGAAAGAATCCGGATTCCTCGGCACATTAGGACGCACAGCTCGTGAAGAGGCGGATTCATACGCTAAGATACTTCGCGTATCCTCGCCATTACTCGTAACAACGGTCAAGCCGGAAGGCACAATATCACAGGTAGCCGGCGGAGTATCATCCGGATTACATTGGTCGCATTCTCCGTATTATATCCGCCGCATACGCATTAACGCAGCCGATCCGTTAGCGAAGGCGGTCGTTGATCTCGGGTGGAACGTTAATCCCGAAGTTGGTACGCCGGGCGAAACACGCGAAGAACAACTCGCCAATGCGCGTACGCTCGTAATCGACTTTCCAGTAGCGTCCGGCGCCAAGGAAACGAAGGATGACGTATCAGCATCGCGTCAACTCGATACTTACTTCGCTTTCCAGCGTCACTATACGGAACACAACTCTTCGAATACAATCACGGTACGACCGCACGAATGGGCGGAAGCCGAAGCGATTGTATACGATAAATGGGACGAGTTCACCGCGGTATCATTCCTCGCGTTAGACGGCGGTTCGTATGCGTTGGCACCGTACGAGGCGATTACACAAGCGGAGTATGAACGCATGGCCGCGGAGATGAAACCGTTTGATCCTGCGATACTAGCGCGATATGAAACTAACGGAATCAGCGAACTAGACGATGGCGACATCGACTGCGCTACCGGCGCGTGTCCAATTAGATAGTTACCGAATGAGTCCGCCACCTGCGTATAGGTTGGCGGATTTTTTACGTTTATTTACGGAAAATGCCCCAACCCTCGCTGCCAATCCGAATAATACAGTATGAAACAAAATTGTACGCGAAGGAGTGATCGCTATAAACGCAATCAACGTAAACATCCGCAAGCTCCACGAAGACGCCGTTATTCCACGGTACGCAACGCCCGGCGCCGCAGCATTCGATCTTGTATCGGTAGCCGACGTCATCATCGCGCCAGGAGAGACCGCGTTAGTACCGACTGGACTCGCGTTCGAAATCCCCGTCGGCTACGTAATGGACATCCGGCCGCGCTCCGGAATTACGGTGAACACGAAGCTACGCGTAGGAAATACGCCGGGTACGATTGACTCGGATTTTAGAGGCGAAGTCAACGTGATCATCGATAACATCGGAGTAAAGGATGTATTCATCGCGGGAAGCTCCAACGGTCACCTCGTACTAATCGCATCAACCGGAATAACGTACGATGTTACTGGTGCTAATTCCGGAGTCAAAGGAAATCTCGACGGAACGTATCTAATCCGCAAAGGAGACCGCATCGCTCAAGCGCTTATCCAACGCATTCCCCACGTAGAGTTCACGCAAGTTGACGCGCTTAGTGAGTCGGAGCGAGGCGAAGGTGGCTTCGGACATAGCGGAGTTACCTCGGAGGTGACCGCAGAATGACGCAATGGACGCTTGAGCATCCAGTACTAACCACGATAATCATAATATTCGCGATAGGAATGACGCACGACATTATTGTTAACGGAGCAAACGCGTTAAGTAAAAAGAAAGGCGGTGAAAAAATGACGGACGAAATGTTACGCAAATATGTAATGTTTAGCGCGCTACTACTCGCAATAGATTCCGTAGGCGGAGAGTTAGCGGAAATATTCACGGAAGAGGAAATCGCTACTATTGACGCTATATTTACGGAGGAAACCGAAAAGTTACCCGATAGTGGGCGTCAGGAACTGGTACAGACGATGCTCCGCGAACACTTGGCGGATATTCTCGCAACAACGAAGGAGGTCGAGGAATGAACGCACTTGTCGGATTAGTCCTCGGAATCATATTAAAACTGATAGCAACCTCTTCATTATACAACGCGACTCCCGCGGAGGGGTTCATAGTTTATCTAATCGGATTTATCAGCGGTTATCTACTCGTAAAGGAGGCGCAGAATGAACGTTAAACTAATCGCACACTCAACGCTAACACCGGAGTTTCTCGCATCGTTACCGTTCGACCTCGTAGGCGAATACGGATGGGACGCGCGTGAGAAAGCCATCGCATTAACCGCAATCCGTACGTGCTATTCACCGCTTAAGCCTACGGAGATCGTCGCGAAGGAGGGCGCCAAGTACTTCGGTAATACCGCGTCAGATAACGAAGGTGGTACGGAGGCTGACCGATTGTTCCGGCATATTACGCGATCCGGTCATACTAGTACGCTCGAACATCTGACGTATACATTCGCGGTCGAAGGCGTAAGTCGCGCATTACTAGCGCAGCTAACGCGTCATCGTCACCTATCGTTTAGCGTACAGAGTCAACGATATGTTCCGTTCGGATCAGGTAATAAGAGCGGTGGATTCGATTATGTAACGCCGGAAAGTGTTACAAGTTCGCAAGCAACTACCGGAGAGACCGTCGGATACGGAACGGTTGACGGAAAATACGGGAGGATGTACAAGACGCCGGATCACATTTACACACGAGCGATGGAACGCGCGCAAGGAACATATGACGAGTTACGGGCGTTAGGAGTCCCGCAGGAAGACGCACGCATGGTCCTTCCGAATGCAGCTACGTGTAATCTCGTTATGACCGGCAACCTACGTACATTCCTCGATTTCTACGCGAAGAGACGTCCAGGTAACGGAGCGCAGGCGGAAATAGCGGAATTGAGCGTAAGTATCCGCGATGAGATTACGAAGGTTGATCCGTGGTTATCGGCGTATTTCAAATCGAAGGAGGACAAATAGATGCCACAATTAATCAAAGTCACAACCGCTGACATCATCACCCGGAAACGTATTGAACTCGCGGAGTTAGAGGCGAAGCTTGCGGATGAACGTCGCGCTAACCGTCCGAAAGTAGGCGATTATGCCCGCGTGCTTTTGGGAGGATCGGATATTACGGTTGGAACCGTCGTCACCGTTACCCAAGTGGAACCGGTCGATTATGACGGAAGCCTACCCTTCGAGGTAGCGAGTGTACTCTTACCGGAAGTAGACGCGGAATGGGTTACGGAGATCGAACTCCTCACGCCCGCCGAAGCGAAGTCCGTGCTACTTGCGCAAGTCGAAGCGCTGTTTAACGTAGAGGAGGCGGACGAATCTCGCGAAGTATCTACGAAGTAATCATCGCAACTATCACGTTATTCTTCGGAATCAGCGGCGTTCCTCCTAACGTAGCACTTGCGGACATACTCGCACCGCCTCCGCCTGTAACCGCCAATATCACCGCAGTTTCAACGTCTAAGTGGCGCACATTCAACGCATCGGCGTACATAGCGATGTGTGATACGGGGTGCACCGGCACTACCGCAACTGGCGTGGATGTACGTAATCGGACGCGTTACGACGGAATGGTTATAGTAGCGGTTGATCCGAACGTTATTCCGCTGAAATCAACGTTGAAAATACGGTTAGCGGATGGGACGGAAATGACGGCGATAGCGCTCGACACGGGTACTGCGATAAAGGGGCGCAAGATTGACGTATTGATGGCGCGATTAAAGGATGCGCGGGATTTCGGAAGGCAGGACGTAAAGGTTCGGATTTTAAATTAACGATAAGGGAGCGGATTATATGAGAAAAGTTAACGAAGCCATCACGCTATTACCTGACGAATCACTCGGAGGATTGATGCGCGAATACAACGAGGTTAAACGGAAGGCGCGCGTAGGTGAACTCGTTAAAGCAACGGCGGACGACGTACTTGGACTCAGCGGATTTAAGCGCGATCATACATTCGCTGTGACGGGAATTGGTCACATGAGCGGCGGAGACTATTACGGTGCTGAATTTACGGATAATAACGGAAGAGGACGTTCGTTTTGGAGTATGGAAGATTACGTTGTCCTCGAACCCTCCGATATCATCCGCATCAACACTGACCGCGACGGAGGAGCTGAACGATTCCGCATGGTCGAACGGAAAGCTGCGGTGGGCGAGCGCGTTGTTATCGTCCACGCGAGTATGACCAACGGTACGTACACAAATGGGGCGGTATTTACCGTTGATCACGTAAGGGACCTCTTAATTTATATTGATACGGAAGGACTCGATATCGTCTCCGTAATAGCACACACCGAATACCGCGTACTCGAACCGTTAACCGCCGCAGTCCCGACGCAACTATCCTCGCTCGATCCCGTTGACCAATACGCAAGTAACATCGCGAAGTTAACTACGAAGGTGCAGGCGTTGGAGAAACGTGTGGCAACGTTGGAATCCGCTAACACCGCTAAAGTAGCGTCAGGTCCCGTTGATACTGCGCTACCGAGTTTCGCGAAGCTAGACGTAGCAAAAACGGCGCAACAAATCCGCGACGAAATCGTAGCGCGTGCGAAGATTGACGTTGCGCGTTTGGTAGCGGAGGTTAATGGATGCGATTGGGAGAATAGCGCCATTCCTGCGTTTGAGGAACACGGACCAATGCAGATTAATTTCGTAGTCAATCGGGAAAAAAGAACGGTTGTTGCGTTAGCATCGTGGAATATACTTCCCGGAAATATCTGCGAAAGAGGGACGGCAAAAGCCGCAGCTGGCGAAGTGTTTAACGTTCATATCGGACGCGCTATAGCGTTACACCGTGCGTTAGGACTCGTAGTACCTGCGGAGTATATGAGCGTGCCGGCACCGACGGAGGTTCGCGTAGGGGACGTTGTGTCTGGTACATGTACTGATGGTGGATACTACTCGGTGAATAAGGCGTTCACGATTACGGAGGTACTCGAAAATGGTTCGTATAAATACGCGGAGAATACGGGAGATTGGATGTGCGCGGGAGACGTAGGACAAATCATCGATGACAGCCGTGAGGAATCGGAAGGGGTGAGCGCGTAATGAAGATATCCGAAACTTGCGATTATTGCGGAAAGTTCGCAAGCTCTCCGTACAGTTTCAACCATGAAAACGTGTGGTATAGCGGTCATAAACGCTGTATGGGCGCGCCGATGATTCGAAAGCTCACGCAGGTAACCGTATTGACTACGTTACCTAACATCGCATTAACCGGACTTATGCGGAGTGGAAAAGACGCTGTAGCCGCGTATCTCACGCAAAACTACGGATACACGCGGTTCGCGTTCGGCGACGAACTCAAACGTTATGCACACGAATTATTCGGAGAACCGAACGGTAAGCCGCGCGAGTTATATCAGTGGTTCGGTCAGACGATGCGCGAACGTGATCCCGATATTTGGACGCGGAAATGTTTCGATAACATCGAGGATTCGCGCCGTATAATGGGACACTACGGTGTATCGGAGCGCGCCGTAATCAGCGATCTCCGCCAACCTAACGAACTCACACGTTGTTGCACCGAATCCTACGTAATCATCCGCGTAACCGCACCGGAATCCGTCCGTATTGACCGCGCAATCAAATCGTCTGATACGTTCAATCTACGCGATTTAACGCATGATACGGAGGCACACGTTGAGGGATTCGCGGTCGATTACGAGATTAACAACTCGAAAACACTGGTGGAGCTTTACGCACAGGTGGATGCAATAATGGCGGAACTAGGAGGTGGTATTCACGATTAAAGAAGACAGAGTATTAGTCACGTTAATCTCAGTTACAATTAAGCACTACGAGAGTTTGGGGTATGAAATCCCTCGTAGGAAGACCCCAAAAGGGATGCAAGTCCGGCATGGGGCAACATTATTAGTAGATGTTACCGATCTACCTGTCAGTAGTAGAGCAAAACTGACTAAGATATGTGACTACTGCTCTGAGGAGGTATTACGACAGAGTTTTTACGCAATTATACGCTGCAGAGTAGAAGGAAAAGACAGGTGTCGTAAGTGTTCTTTAAAGGAGATGTTAAAGAATACGGCATCTACACGAGGTGCATCTATTTCGAGGGGAAGGATTGAAAATGCTCCGACTCCATCCCACAACCTTCTCATAAAATACCCAGAAGTGGCTAAAAGTTGGCATCCGAACAAAAACAAGAAGACTCCTATTGATTATACGCCATATAGCAGTCAAAAAGCTTGGTGGTTATGTGCTAAATGTGGGTATGAATGGGAGGCGATAATAGGAAGCCGCACTAACGGAGGAAATGGTTGTTTTATCTGCAGTATGTCTAAAGGAGAACGCAGAATTGTGAACTTCTTAAGACAACAAAACATCGTATTTATTCTCCAAGCTACTGCACCAGGACTAGTTGGCATGGGCGGAAACCCATTACGGTTCGACTTCGTTTTACCAACCGAGGAAGGACGGTGGTCCTGTGTAATTGAGTTTGACGGCATACTTCATTCAGGCCCTCGCGATTTGGGCGATGGTGCGGAGATATCCTTACGTAGCTTCAAAGTGCGTCAAGAACACGATAGGCGAAAGGATGAGTGGTGCGCACATAATGGAATCCCCTTGTTGCGTATAAATCACACCGAGTTTAACCACATTGAAGATATCTTAACGGAAGAGGTGACCGCCAATTGAACGCTGACCAATGGACCCGGAATATGTACGGTGAGACTCCGCTAGAAGCGCATCGTAAGGGATACGAAGCCGGCTATATGTACGGATTCATCGACGGATTACGCGGAAAAGAACCCGACAGTCGTACGCCAGGTAAGCGGTTTAGTGACGAAGATGAGGCGGAATAGTACGAAATAGGCAATCGTAATTATTCCGCAGTAAACACGAGCCATCCGTCCTGCTCTCCGGCAAATTCGTAGCGGCGCGGTTCACGCGGTAACTTCGTTTTATTGAAGAATTTCGCAGCAGACGCGTAACCGCGCATATCTACGTTAGCAGCGGTAGGATCACCGAAGGATGCCGCTAGTCTAACCGCAATCAACCGCTTACCGCGATCATATCCGAATGATACACGCGGAGATACTCCGTTTTCTTCCTTGCGTAGCTTGTATAACGCGATTAAATCGGAGGAGAATCGGATACGGCTGTGTACGTCCGTAGCGAGGAATAGGTTGAGCATCGGTACACCTACGATGTTGAAGCGTTTAGATACGGATGCTGACGTTGTTGATGGCGCTAGTTCAATCGTTGATTCATCGGATTTACGTGCCATAGGCGGAATCCTCCGTTTGATTAATTTTATGACGCAAGTATAACGCAAATGTAACGAAATAACAAATACGAAGGTGGAGGCGGTTTATTGATAACTCATATCAACTTTAACTCCGGCGGTATAGGTTCGTGGGCAACGTTAAAACGCGTATTAGCAGTGGCTGCTCCGTCGGATAGCGTAGTTAACCTATTTACGGACACTCTCATCGAGGATCGCGACTTATACCGCTTCATTATCGAAACCAATGCGGAAGCCTACGGAGTCCCGAGTCCTACCGCGCTATTAGTGAGATGCGCAGAGATACCGGACATCGAAACGGAGTCTGACGTTGTAGTACGTAAATTAATGATCGCGGAGATAGCTATGGAAGCTATGCGTTTAATACCGGGACTCGTTTGGATAATCGAAGGTCGTACGCCGTGGGAAGTATTTCACGATACGCGATACCTCGGCAACTCACGCTTAGCTAAGTGTTCTCACGTACTCAAACAAGAGACAGCAGCCAAGTGGATACACGCTAATTACTCGCCTGACAACTGTAAATTATATCTAGGCATTGACTGGTCGGAGGACCACCGGAGAACAGCGCCAGTAGCGAATTGGGCGCCATATACCGTAGAGTTTCCGATGTGCGATGAACCATACCTTGATAAACACGACATGCTCCGGATGCTAGACGGATTGAACATCGCAAGACCTCGCCTATACGCGTTGGGGTTCGCACACAACAACTGCGGCGGTTTCTGCGTACGCGCCGGTCAAGGACACTTCGCTAACCTCCTCACACAGTTCCCGGAACAATTCGCGTATCACGAAGGCAAAGAGCAGGAGATGCGCGATTATCTCGGTAAGGACGTTACCATTCTGAAAAAGGTACGCGATAAAGCTACGTATAGACTATCACTTAAACAACTCCGCGAGTCAATTGAAGGTCCTGGCGAGAGTGACGTAGACTACGACGACATCGGCGGTTGTGGTTGCTTCGTAACTGACGAAACTAAAACGGAGGTGCAACGCTAATGGATATCGCGGAAAAGGAACGCCAATACAGCGTTAAATATTGCTTGGACGATGCAACCGGAGTTAAGGCGCTATTACGCGATCGCCACAAGTTGGCGTCACGGAGATTCGGCGGAGATTATTCCGCATCCGACATTATCATCGATTTGCACAGCGCGATGAATACCGCCTGTCTCACGGAGCGCCAAACGGAGGCGATTGCGTTAGTCTACGGAATGGATTTAACGCAGAAGGACGCAGCGGCGATTATGGGAGTTGGACAAGACAGCGTCAGCGACTTCGTTAACGGAGCCGCAACGAGGATAGCGAAGGTTTATAGCGCGTGGAATTATGGTGAGGTCATCACAGAAGATACGGAAGAGGAGGCGGTTTAGTGACGATGACATATACGGAGTTATTTGCAGAACTAGTGACCAACGTAGAGGAAACAATTAGGCTGCGTAAGAACGACGAAAGTGTTCGACTCTCGTATGTTGGAGAGGCGTATGACGTTGCTGATCGCGTTGACCGTATGGAATTAATCCAACGTATATCGGACGACTATGTAAGTGCACACGCTGACGTCAATCATCGCGCTATTGATAGGTGGGAAGATAGTGGATGTAAAGGAGAACGACCAGTATCTATATCGCTGAATACTGCCTTATTAGATCGGTTGGCGGATGCGGTACTAGACGAAGAGATAACGGACCCACATCCCGATAAAGTAACACGCGATGAATATCCGTTCCTTAGTGAACGTCAGTTAAATCGTCGTAGGGATAATGAGTATTCCCTATCCCTTGCAGAAAACTATGACACTGACGGCGTTAACCGAGGGAAGCCGGAGCGCCGACACCGAACCGCTCGTGAATCGCGTTTTATAGAAAAAGTATCGCAAGCCAAGAACCGCAGGAGAAACGCGCAGTATAAACGTGATACATCCAATGGCGATGTTGTCTCATATAATTTGCGTGAGAATGGTGGAGAATTGGCGGAATCCTTCGTTACGGCGGCGGAACAAGCTGATAGATGGCGTGAATTAATCGTTAGATAGCGTCAGTAGTTCCGCAGCCGTAACGTTGAAATATACGCATAGCTTCGATAATAGATCGCGCGGATATCGTTCCATTTCGTCATTGTACATTATACGTACAGATTCGAAGCGGTAATCGATATCCCGCGATAATTCACGTATAGTAATACCGCGATCGTCCGTAAGTTCACGTAAATTTGAGCGGATATTCATCCGAAATCACCTCCGATATGTTAAATATACACTGACACGCTAAAAGAGTCAAATAGTTGTTGACACCTTAAACGAGTCGTGGTATATTTAGTACATAAAGAACGACACGGTAAACGAGTCGATAAAACGGAGGTAATTAAAATGATTGGACAACAAATAATAAACATATTAAACAAAGACGAGGAAGCAATGGAGTTACTTACAACATTCAACGAAGCCTGCGAGCGTCAAGGACTAACGCCCACAGAAGTTGAAGAAGCACGGACAACGTTCATAACAATAATGATTGCGAGAAGTCCCGAAGCTATGGAAGTTATGGCGCGTGATGCGTACGAAGGGTTCCGCGCTTAACTGCCGGAGCCTTATCTTTTTATACGGAGGTGTGCCGATGATACTTACGCAGGAAAACACCGCTAATATGCATAGTCGAGCGCGTGCCTACGTCGAGGCGCGCAGTCTTACGGAAGGATCGAACTTACGCAGCTACGAGTATATCGCGTGGATTACCGGAAAGATACGCGAGTGGGAGCAGGCGCATAATGTACGCGAACACACTCCATTAGATAGCGCCAGTTTCGACGTTTGGTTGAGGAAAAACATACGATGAAACTATTTGCAAATAGTTGTTGACACGTTTAGCGAGTCATGGTATATTTAGGACATAAGAAACAAACAAAAATGGAGGTAATTAAAATGACGAAGACTAAAGAGGAATTATTTAAAGGGTTAGAGGAGGCTAGGACCCAGTTTAACGCGTACCAAGGAAAAGCCGCTATTTATGTAGATTTTGAGGACAACACAGCGTGGACGGAGGTCTTTGATTTACCTGTTTTTCATAGTGAGAACATTATATTCTTAGTGACCAAAGACGATCTATACGGTCGAAATGATAGATTTGGAGTAGAAAGATTAAATAAGATTTTAAAGGCTAAAGCGGAAAAGAAAGCTGAAGGATATGACAAAGACTATTTACAGGATAATGATTATTTTTTAGACTCATTTATGAATAAATAACGCCTACACCCATAGTTTGTAGGCTCAGTCGGCTACGGGTTTTGAGGAAGTAAATAAACGCTATCTTACGCGATATCAACGCGATAAGGTGGCGTTTTTGTGTTGTCTTCATACGCCTTACATTCGAAAGGGGACGTTATATATGACGGAATCTAAACGTGTACTAAGCGTAAGTATGTCGACGCCAGCAACATTCGGAGAATTGTACGTAGACATTACGGAGACTATTACCGGACTCAAAGCGCTACAAAGAGAAGCGAAGAAAGCTACGCAGGCGCTCCGTGAGTTAGAAGCTGCGCAATTGGCGGTGGTTGAGTGAGCGAATGGACACATACGGAGGATAGCGTCACACACTCGCTCTTAATTTCGAAGTCACTCGATAGAAAACAGCGTGAATTTGGCGTTGATCTACGCGAGGAAATATATAATACGGAAATGGTTGCACTCGAATATATAAGCGGCTCTAATCATAGGCAGTTTAATATAATACGCGCATTCTATGACGATCTCTTAGACGGACATGAAGCGTATCAGTTATTACTTATAGATGAGGATTCGATAGACGAGGCGCTTATTGGTTTGTTGGAGGTGAGCGAATGACAACTGATATATATACGTATTTCGATACCGATATAGAACGTTGGATGCAGGCGGTTCCTGTCGATGGATACCGCACCGAATCCGAAGAGAACATCGCACGTAAACGCGAATACGCACAGCGCCAGGACGCGATTAATAAGGATCCACGGCATTACGTAGCATCATATCACGAACCAGTACGTAAATTATCCGCACTATTAGCGCTTAATGAACTCGGCGCAGTTATGAAGCTATTGCCGTATATGCGACTAGATAAATCCGGAAAGTTATATTACGAAGGTAAACGTATGGGTTCCGCTGAGATATCGAAAGCAATCGGAAAGGCTACGCGATGGACGGCTACGTTAATTAGCACGTTAACATCATGCGGAGTACTTACGGAGAGTCGCGAAGGTAGGCGCAAAGTATATGAGATTGGCGCGGAGTATCATTCGATAGGTAAATCGCTTAGTGGCGGTCGATATACGAAGGTATACCAAACTAAAACGAGATCGGACGTTAAAAACTTATCGGTACAAGCTGCGGGTTTGCTGTACTGCATGATTCCGTATATACACTATGAGCGCCTTTATCTTTGTCACAATCCGGACGGCGACGATTTTGACGCGTTGAATCACATGGTTCAATCGGACTTAGCGCGGATACTCGGCGAGGAACGATCTACAATCAGTCGGAGTATGCGCGAGCTAAGCCTAAACGGATTTATTATGAGATCGGAATCATACGGAGTTATTGTAATAAAAATGAACCCTGACGTAATGTTCCGCAAGTCATATACGGAAGATGAGTATACGGAAAGCGTACGTTATGAATTTACGCAGAATAAACGACTGGCGGAATCGGCGTTTGACGGGAGCGACGAGGAACTTCCATATTAGGTTGTTGCAAATACTGCATTCTTAGCCCTGTTTTGTTGCAAATACTGCATAGTTCAAAAGTGACCTCAGCCTTAGAGCGACGTGGGTTACAGCCGTTTTTAGCTCCGAGCTTCTCTTATCTTATAGAATAGCGGAGTCGCGTTTGTGCCGTAACAAGCGTATTTCCTAACGTATGCCTAGCGTTGGGACTGCGCTTGTTAACAGCACTTAGTGATTACGGAGAAGAACACTCCGCGAAGATTCGAATCCGTCCAAGACCGGGACGTATCCGACGCATGGTAAAACTACAATTCTATTGCGTGGTTTTAAATCTACGCGAGTAAATAGTATTAAATAATACATCTCGACGCGTCGCCCTTTCTTTACGCGGAGAGGGCAAGGAACGACAGTGACGCGGCAGGCTCTTAGGTTCGCGATGATTGTCAACAATCCACGGGAACTAACGTTATACAAACGGAGGTATACGTATGATTAACTGCATCGGTCAATTAACGGATATTAAACGTATGTTCAGCGCTACTGTTGGCGAAACATTTGCGCAGGTACTTGAAGTATATAAACGGAGGTTATCGAATGAGTAACGTTAATCTAACGCAAGTATCAACGCATGAATTAAGTGCCGAATTATCACGTAGAGAAGGCGTCAAGTATTACGTGTACGGACCGGAGGATTACGTTTTTATTGCGAATAGTGACGGAGAGGACGTTGGACATTACGGACCTGCAACGGTACTTATTAACATCGATTAGATACGGAGGTACACGATAATGTACGTAATCCTATACGTAGCCCAATCGAAGGAAATAGCGGAGGATCTACGCAAGTATATAATCGCGGATAACATAAGCGTTGTAGCATACGGAGACACACTCGATATAACTATGCATCCTAACGTTATTATATGTAACTTCGTAGAACGCGTAGGCGCTACGTGGGTACCGGATGTATTACGGAAGGTAGCGCATAAGGACGCAGTATACGTAGGGTTAATTGCGTAATGTGAAACGGAGGTTAACATTAATGGGCGTAATCAAACGTATGATAACAACACTGATTATCACGTGTACTATTGCGTTGCATAGTCCGAAGGGTAGCGTTAGTAAACAGCGGAACACGTACGAAGCTAGGCGCAGGATAAACACGTAGAATACGCGCACTGTAGGCGTTGTATGAGTAACGGAGTATAAACGTAAGGGTAACGAAAGGAGGCGCTAATATGGCGCAATTAAAGGCGGAACAATACGTAGCTATCGAATGGTTATCGGTACCGAATAAAGGCGGAAAGACATACGAAGAGGTAGCGGCAATATGCGGAGTAACAGCGCGTACTATCGAGAATTGGCGTAAGGATAGAGCGTTCGATGTCGAGTTGAAGCGCGCTATGGTACGTAATAATAGTACGAGGCTACCGGAGATGATCGCATCACTAACGGATGTAGCTATAAAAGAAGGTAACGCAGCAGCGGCGAAGTTAGTACTGCAGATGAACGATATGCTAACGGATAGAGTCGCGTTAGATACGAATGTGACGGAGACTACCGATGTGAATGCGCTACGGGACCGTATCAAAGCGTTGCAAGTCGGTCCATCCGAACCAAGCGGATTATAACGCTATATAATGAAGGAACACGCGTAAGGGAGTTCGGGTGCTTTCGTATTTACCGCGTAATAACCTGCTCAGCGTTTCTGACGCGTGACCCTCCGAAACTTTTCACGCTTCAACGCGCTAAATAACACATAATTACGTGTATATCCGATGCATAAACGGTGTATATACGTGGATTAACGTAGGTATCGGACAGTGTGCGTAAGTGGAAGCGTGGGAAACCGCGTGGTTGCGCCATTGTTGATACTCGCACATATGAACAAAATCAGCATTTTGTGTATATGTACATCGCTTTACCGCGGTAACGTGCGAAGGGGGCGGGGTACCCTCCGGTGACACTCTTAAATCTGACGCCGGACAAATCCGCGTATCAAAATTAACGTTTGACTTTTACGGAGACACAACGAAGAGCACACACAATTGTGACGCTTCTATTTTTGCGCCTAATAAACGCCATGAAATACGCGATTACATTACGCAGGTTACGAATACTCGCTTACGCAACGCAAACGGCTAAATCAACGGTAATCTCACGTAATTATATGGAAGGGAGGCGGTAACTATCGCATGGGTCAACGGTAAGTGGTTAAAACGTCCGGAGCGCGCCGGATTAATCGCGCAATTAAGAAGCGTAATAGACACGGTTGACCTCGCGGACATTATCGCCTATCCCGACGATATCCAACGCGAGTTATTCGAGACAGCAACGGAACTCGAACGCTTGGAACGGATACATCGCGCCGAGAACGATTTACTATACTTTTGTTACGAATACTTCGGAGATCACTATAACGCGGATAACGACGGTAACTGGATTCCGGTAACTATCGGAAACGCGCCGGAGTTTCACCGTGAGATTTGCGCGATTATGGACGATGTATCAGCGGTACATACTAACGCGAAGGTATCCGTAGCAGCGCCGCGTTCTCACGCCAAATCATCGTTTCTATCGAAGGGTAATCCGATACGCGAGATTGTATTCCGTAAACGTAAATACGCGATTATCATATCGGAAACTCCGCAAGTATCAACGGGAAATATGGAGTGGTTATCGCTACAGTTGAAATCTAACGCTAAGTTACGCGCGGACTTCGGACCGCTATTATCCGTTAAGCAGCAGGAGAATCCGAAGGATAACTCGTCGGAGTTTATCGCATGGGAACCGCGCGAAGACGGTAGCCAACGGTTACTAGCGCGAGTAGAAGCGGCATCGACCGGCCAGGCGCTACGTGGACGTAACTGGAACGGTGTTCGTCCGGATCTGATTATATGCGATGATCTCGAAGGTAAAAAGAATACAAATACGGACTTACTGCGGTCGGAAATGCGCGACTGGTTTACGCAGGTTGTCGTACCGCTCGGTGATCCGGCCGGTAAGAAGACCGCGTTAGTATATATGGGAACGATGGTCCATCACGATTCACTTTTACGCTACGTTATGGAAAGCCGGTCGGATTTCAAGACGCGGCTATTTCGTGCGGTTATCGAATGGCCTACGCGTATGGAATTATGGGAACAATGCCGATTAATCTACGTGGATCGCGAAAATGAATTACGCGCGGAGGATGCGAAGGCATTCTACGAAGGTAACCAAGCGGAGATGGACGAAGGCGCAGTCGTATTATGGCCGGACGTACAGCCGATATGGAAGTTGTTTACGTGGAAATGGGATAACGGAAGTAAGGCGTTTAACACGGAGTACATGAACAATCCGGTGGATGAGGAAAACATGGTATTCAATCCTGAACTATTTACGTATTGGGACGCGGATATTGCATATCTAACGGACGACTACGAAGTCTCTATGGGAATCGATCCGGCGATGGGTAAACAGCGTGGAGATTATTCCGCGATTACTACAACCGCGAAACATAAGCAAAGCGGAATTATTTACGTTGTGGATTCATACGGAGAGCGTATTAAGCCGGACATGCTAATTCAAATAATTGTACAAAAAGTGATTAAGTATCAACCAACCATTATTGCCGCGGAAGCAGTTGCAGCGCAGGAATTTATCGTAGATGAGTTGAAAAAGGCGCTCGTTAAAGTCGGGTACCCTGCGGAAACACGTGTTAAAAAGGTATATCACCGAAGCCGTAAGGAGCTGCGTATAGAAGCGATGTCACCGGCGATCGAAAACGGAACGATACGGTTTAGTCGAAAGCATTCTCTATTACTGGAACAATTCGAACAATACGGAACAGGCACACACGACGATTTGCCGGATAGCTTAGAAATGTCAGTATCCGCGCTATCCGGAACTAAGGTATCCGTACGAACAATCGCGCGTAAGATGCGCTAATCACACGAAGGGAGGACGCTATGCAACTTATACCATACACAACTATTTCCGCGGACGAACTCGACCGCTTAATATTTTCACCGCTGCAGCAGGCGTTAGGCGCGCAGACTTGGCAACGCATGAACCGCCAGTTACGCGACTACGAATACTACGCGGGTAAACAGCACGTTAGTCCGGACACGGGGCAACTCGTAAGCGGACGTGACATGCCGCGACCTAACGGACTCGACTACGATCCCACGCGACTCGACGTTAACATGTTTAAGTCCTTCGTAGATAAAAAAGCGCGCTGGTTAATGAGCGGTAAGCACGGGATTAACGTACCGGTCATGAAAGACGCGCCAGCCGACGTTATCAAAACAGCGGACGGATACGAAGCGCTACTCTATCAGTTATGGCGCGAGAATCGGATGCGCACCGCGCTAGTTAAATCCGCGCGAGACTACTTAATTGCACGCCGCGTTGTATGTAAGATCGTATTTGACGCTACGACCGGTAAGCTGCGGTGGATATGGCGATCCGATGCGGAGTTCGTGCCGGTTTATGCAGACGATGATATGACGCAATTAATCGGAGGTCATTTTGTATCTACGGTCGAACGTAGCATCGACGGAGCACAACGCACACTAATCCGCAAGGAATCGTTCACACTTGAAACGCGAGATAACGGTGATTACGAATGTTACTACGAAGACGCGGAATATACGGAAACGCTCGACTTATACCGGACGATTACCGCACGCGCACCGATGGGACTCGATTTTCTACCGCTAGTCGTTATCTCCGTTCCCGGACTAAGCGGCGAAGAAATGGACGTAAGCGAGATCGAAGCTATGCGGACGATTACGGATGTTATTAACTCATCGAACGAGGACGCACTGGACGCGTTGAAATTCGAAATGTTTGCGATGACTGCGCTAATTAACGTACCTGCAGGAACAGCGGAAAAAGTACAGATTGCGCCCGGCGCGATATTGGAAATCGTTAACTCCAATTTACAAGGCGAAGCGAAGCCGGACGTTAAACGCGTAGAAGGCGGATTCGGTTGGTCAGCGGCATTTGATGCGCAGTATAGCCGCTTAAAAGGTGCGCTACACGAAGTAACGTCGCTACCGAATATCGTGCCGCAAGAATTAAACTTCGGTGGATTGAACGGTGATACGCTACACGTATTATTCCAAGCGATCATTCAAGAAACCGAGGAACACTGGCTCGAATGGGACGACAAGTTAACGGAGCTACACGAGAAGTCAATCAGGTATCTACAAGCGCGTGCCGATCGTACGAAGTTTGCGTATGATAAGGCGGTTGTTCGCGGCATTACCGATTACACAAACGAAATTAAATTCGTCTTACCTTTACCGGATAATCGCGCAACTCTAGTCGAATTATTAACGCTAGAAACTGGCGCAGGCTTCGAGTCAATTGTTGGCGCTATGCAACGTTTAGGCGTCGAGAATGTAGCCGCTAAACAGGCGGAAATCAGCGTAGAGGTAGCGAAACGAAGAACCGAAACTGACCCTTATAAAACTGCGGAATAGACCGCACGTCCAATACGCTTACGACGCTAAAAGGCGCGGGACTAACACAAATAGTCGACGCGACTTTAAAACGGAGGTAACACGCATGAAGAACGTAATCGCACGAAAGACTCGCTATCCGCTTAATCTACAACTATTCGCGGAGGATGACGAAGAAACTACGCCAGCAACTCCGCCAGTTAAAACGGAATTTACTGCGGAACAGCAAGTGGAGATGAATCGAGTCATTGCGGATAGGTTAGCGAGGCAACAAGCGAAGTTTGACGCAGAGAAGACCGCTGCAGAAACGGAAGCACAACGCCTCCAACGCGAACAAAACGAGGAATACAAGGCGCTTTATGAAACGTCGCAAGCGGAACTCGTCCGTGTTCAAGGGGAAGCGAAAACTGCGCAGATCAATGCATTGAAAACGCAATTACTCGTTAAAGCCGGATATGCTGCGGATCAAATTACGCGTGTTGGTAAATTCGTAAGCGGTGACGATGAAGAAGCGTTGCAAGCGTCGATTGACGAGATCAAAGCGGATATACCGCCGAAGGCCAGCGGAGTTGATCCGAATCCAGGTAACGGAAGAAAGAACGATCCAGTACCGCAAGGGCCTGAAGCAAAAGTTAAGGCGCGATTCGACCGTTTGAAGGCACAAGGAAAGATTTAATAATTAAAATTATGAGGAGATGACGTTAATGCCAGCTTACACACCAAAATTTACAACAACAGCATTTAAGGGCGGAAAGAATATTTTAGCATCGGAACACCTGCAATTTATCGAGGGTGGTGCCACGCTAGACGGTACGAAGTTTGCTGCAGGTTTGATCGAGGTAGGTACATTAATCGCGCGTAATACCACATCCGGCAAATATGAAAAGTTTACAACAGTTACGGGATTCGATAGTCTCGGTATTTTGAATATCGATGCAATTAGCGATGGTGTCCACGATTTAGTAGTCGGTGAGGTAATTGTACGCGGTTCCGTATATGAAGCCAAACTTCCCACGAACGCGGCACTGGCGGCATTTAAGACGGCTGCTCCATTGATCCGTTACGTAAAACATATTTAATACTGTAGGCGCTTCGAATGGAGGCGTCTTTTTTGTACCCAAAAAACTTATACAAATAAGAGGAGTGTTTATAAATGGCAGGTATTACACATTTGGAAGAGTTCAAGAAACCCGCACTACGAGGATTGATCGACGCAACAGTAGAATCAGCGGTGCCTACGTTGGCAGACGCATTTATGCCGGATGACCAAATCTATTCAACTACATTTGCGTACGATATCATCAAGAAATCGAATCACATCGCTGCTATGATCGGATACGGCTCGGAGCCTCCGGTTGTTGACCGTGATGCGGTAGCTTCTAAAATGGGCGAACTTGCAAAGATGGGACTTAAGTACATCGCGACAGAAGAAGAATTACTCGCGTTGAATCAGGCGCGTTCTGACTCCGAATCATCCGCGATGGTTGATCGACTAACCGTTAAAGCCGTTGATCTCGTAAAAGCGTTGCAACTTCGCGTTAACGTATCGAAGATGGAAGCAATCACGAAGGGTACATTTACGTATAACAAAAACGGAGTGAAAATCGTAGTTGACTACGGTATCCCGGCGAACCACAAAGTAGCGTTAACAGGCGCAAATATGTGGTCTGTTACAACCGTAGATGTTATCGGAAACCTGCTTGAGTGGGCGGCCATCTATGAAGCGTCCAACGGCAAACAGCCGGATGTTATCCTCGTATCACGCGAGGTACAATCGTTGTTGCTTAAGAACGTAACAATCGTTACGGAAGCACGCGGGTTGAATAGTGGTGGAACTCGTGTATCCGTTGACGAATTGAATAGTGTACTTGGTGGTTACGGACTGCCTCCGGTTCAGGTCGTGGTTAATCGTAAGGTAACGGTTAAAGACATTTATACCGGTAATGACGAAGTAATCGAATTTATGCCGCAGAATCGCGTAGTATTTGCGTCAGCAGGCGTAGGTAACTTCCTATATGGCCCGACGGTGGAAAACAACTATCAACCGGGTATTGATCTCCGCGCTTACGATAAATTCGAGCCTATCGAATCCGTTATCCGCGTAGCCGCTGCAGGATTCCCAATTGTTAACGTACCTTCATTACTCTTCCACGCTGACGTTGTGACTGCGTAATAATGACGCAATTAGCACGCGTTAGAGTAGAAGTCCTCGACGCAGTAATCGACGGGCAAGGTAAAGGAGCGGTTATCGACGTGGAATCGGTATCCGCCGAATACCTGGTACGCATAGATTACGCAAAAGTTGTAGAGGTCGTTAAGCAAGCGGAGAAGCCAAAAGTATCTGCAAATAAACCGAAAGCGGCGCAATAAGGAGGCGTTAGTGTGGCGAGTTTACGCGAATTAGAACAACGTCTTGCCGCGCGATTCAGCGGAGTCCCAGGCGTAACGGATGCGGACTTGACTGCGTGGTTAACCGAGGCGGCGTACATTTACGGGTACTCGCCTACTACGCTGGATACCGTTCCGGACGTTGAAACTCCGCTAGTCTTATTACTTGCGCAGATACAGGGAGCGCGCGCTATTGCGTTCTCGACTGCGCATTATTTTAAGTACACGGACGCGGAAGAATCCGTTGATAAGACGAAAGTGTCCGAACAATACCTCGCAATGGTCACGTCATTGACTGCGGATTATGTACGCGACAAGGATGTAATAGACCGCAACAAGCGCCAGTACTCAACGTTTCACGTGATGCGGCGGTTGGATCGTGATTTCACGTGAATAATGAACGCAAATTAAACGAGGCATTAGCGAAGTTACACGCGGATTATCTAGACTTAACGGTTAAGCAGCAGGCATATGTGGTTGGCGAAGTCGGTAAGACACGGGTACAAGTCATCGATTTATTAGAGGAGTACGCGACTAAAAACGATATCGTTAGTAAAGCGCGATTAAACCCATTACTTCGTGACTTGGAATACGTTGAAAAATCGATACGCACAACGGCGGAATCTGCGCTGATAACGGTTATGGACGAGGCTGCGGAAAGCGGACTAAGCGGTACTACTGACGCGATACAATCAACGCTGAGTCAATCGGTTGAGTTTATACTAACCGCGAAGATAGCGGAAAGCGTCGTATTACGTGGACTAACCGGTAAGCAACCGACGACACGTAACCTCGCGACATATCTTGCGGAAAAGACGGGACCCGACGGTCTTAAGTTATCCGATCGCGTCTGGCAATTTGCCGGAGATCAACGCGCGGAAATGAGTAACGTTCTTCGGCGAGGGATCATTCGCGGAGACACGACGGCATCAATGGTGCGCGATATTAAAAACGTGTATAGCACGGAGGATTGGAAAGCGCGGAGACTCGCGTTGACGGAATCGAATACAGCGTATAGGACCGCGATAGGATACGTAGCCGAACAATCGAAATTCGTTAAGGCGCTCCGCTTAGTTCCAGGCGCGCATCATAGTCCGAAGTGTGTTGCGAAAGCAGCCGAAGACCGTCACGGACTAGGCGCGGGTATTTTCCTTCCGTCCGATACCGACATCTATTCGATACATCCGAATTGTACCGCATATACGCAATACATCTTATCCGAGGAGGTGCGGTAATGTTAACAGACGCAGACGCAGCGTGGATTCACGCGAATCGAACGGAGATTAAACAGCATCGCACCGAGCCGGTTACGGTTGAATACGTAGACGGACGGACACTTACGGTTGACGCGATATGGAAAGAACCGCCGACACCGACCGGGGGAATAGCGCGCAATCTCGGAGACTACACGCTAGACTCTAACGATTACACGGTTACCTTCGATGCTAATACGGACGCTACCGGAATTATCCGAGTCATCCGCAAGAACTTACGCTATATCATAACGGACGTGGACGAACGAGGACTCGGCGGATTAAATCGATACGAATGCCGCGCGATGCTCGCAGTTACGGACGGTTTGTATATTAGCGTAATCAAAAGCGGAGTTGACGACGGATGGGGTGTACCTGCGGAATTACCACCGGTTATATATCCGGCGTTTGTGTCCGAAGATGCGCAGAAAGTCGCGAATCAATATGGCGAAGAAACATCGGTACAGTTACGGATTGTACTCGAAGGTTTAGTCGATGTTACTTATCGCGATAAAGTCCGTTACGAAAACGAGCTCGGCGTAATAGTCGAACGTGTACCGGTGCGCATCGTAATTAAACGTAGAGTCGATGGTGCTCCGCTAATAACGGAGGTGTACGTATAGTGTCGATAGAATTTACGTTTGATATCGGTAAGTTTGCGAGGAAACTTGAAGATGCATCGGATGCAGTTAGTCAAGGCGCCATTAACGGAATGGATGACGCGCTCGAATTGTGGCAACTTGAAGCTACGAATCTTGCGCCAATCGGTCGTTATAAAGGGCGCCGTGGCGGTAATCTACGCGCACGCATCGAACATACTACGCCGAAATTAAGCGGTAACGAGATTAACGGTGCGGTCGTTGCTAACGCATTTAATCGCGGATTTAACTACGCGTACTATCTGCATAACGTAGCTGGCGGTAAAGGCGCGGTAGCACGCGAATCCGGAACGGTACTCGATTTTCTAGCGCAGGCGAAGGGTAACAAAGAATCGAAGATGTTTGCGCTAATTGAGGACGCGATACAGGCGGAGTTAAGCCGAAAGGGGCTGACGTAAATGAGCGTTATAAGCGATATGGTTACGATAGAAGCGTTCATTAAAACACAGTTCCCTACGGCTATTACCGGTAAGCAAGTTGTACCGTTACAACCGGCGGCAGGCTCGTTTTATGTGCGCATGATTGACGAGGACAGAACGACGGAAACGCGGTATCACTACCGTGTGGATCGCGTGTATCAAATCGTGCATGTAACGGTTCGACCGGATACTGTACTCGCGGATATGGATGCATTAGGACGCGCGGTATATCAGGACGAGTTAATCGGACACATCCGCGTTAATGCGTACAGCGTATCACAACCGGCACTAACGGATAACGGACTATACGCGATAATCGCAATACTCGACACAAGTATACGAGAAGCGCGGGATCAGACGGCTTATCCGAAAATTAACAACGTAAATGTACGAAGAGTTTAACGGGCGCTTCCGAAATGGGGCGCTCTTTTTATATAACGAAGGAGGCGGACATATGGCAGCACCACAATGGGACCCTACGGCATTACCGACACGTCCCGGCATTTACATTAACTTCGTAGAGCGCGCACTAGCGGCAATACGCGGAGGCGCACGAGGAATTGTAGCTATTCCGTTACTTAAATACGCGGTGACAGCAACGGAAGAAACGTTTTATACGGTCGATTCCGAGAAAGCAGCGGTGGATTTATTTGGACTCGCGAATATCTCATCGATACTACTCGCGTTACAAGGCGGAGCAAAAGAGGTACTCGTGTATACGATGCCAACAACGCCACTAGCCGCGGACTATATCGCTATGCGTGAGGCATTCGAAGCGCGCGCGTTTAACGTATTTGTCTACGATGGCGAATATAGCGCTACGGAACAAGCCGCGACGAAGACATGGGTAGCACGCAATCGTACAGAGGGCAAGCACTTTGTAGTAGTTATCGGCGGTGACGATACGACGGACTTAACGCCAGCTACCGGAGATACGCGCTCTATCTTAAACGATGACGACTACATCGTTAACGTAATAAGCGGCGGAGTTATCGGAGTGTTGACGTATAACTCGTCTGAATACGCGGCATACATTGCGGGAGATATCGCAGGTACCGCTATTAATCAGTCGATTACGCGCCATAACGTAACGCTCGAAGACGTGACTAAGCGGATGACTAATTCACAGGTTGAGGTAGCGTTGCTTGCGGGATCACTCGTACTTTTCAATGATGGCGAAAAGGTCGTAGTCGAGCAAGGCATCGTAACGTCCGGTAAGAAAATCCGGTCTATTCGCGCACGTCAGGCGATTGCAACGGATATCGCACGCACAGCGAACGATAGCTACATCGGTAAATTAAACAACAACGCTGACGGACAAGCAACGTTAATTGTCGCAATCAAGGCGTATCTCGAAACGATGGAAGTTGCCGGAGTATTAACGAGTCCTTACGTAGCGCTTGATCCTGCATATGTGAGCGCTGGCGACTCCGTTTACTTGACGGTCAGCTATATGGAAGTTGATAGCATCGAACGAATCTTCTTGACAATTAACGTATAAGGGCGGTGAGATAATGGCAGGTCCAATGGACGCAAAAAACGTAATCTCCGGTAACTTCGGATTTTTGTACGACCTCGACGGCAATTGGTTAACGAATACCACGAAAGTTGAAGCGAATATCGAGATCGGTATGGAAGAGATTAAACTCGCCGGCACCCGGTGGTTAGGTAACAAAACGACTACACTGAAAGGCTCAGGGTCGATCGGTGGCTATATGGTAACGTCGGAGTGGATTGAGAAGATGGCGCAGGTAACAGACGATATCAGCTCACCGTTTGTAACGGAGCTCATCGTTAAACTGGAGGATCCAGAAGCACTCGGAACGTATCGCGTACGCTTGAAAAACGTTACGTTCGATAACATTCCGGTTGTTAATTTCGAAGTCGGATCGATCGTTGAACAGGAGTTTACATTCGTGTTTAGCGGATATGAAGTACTCGATTCCATTCGCGGATAACTAACGCGATAGTAACGTGATTACAGCGAGCGTCCTTCGGGATGTCTCGCTTTTTAACTATGAAAATAACGGAGGATGATTATATATGGCAACGGTAAAAACAGGCGGTAGGGGTTTAGAAGCGTTACTCGGCGCGACTCTCGATGTGCAGGAAACGGTATACATTCCGCGGTTGAAGACACACTTTACGGTAAAGGCGCTGACGTCCGATGAGATGCGCAGAATTAACGAACGCGCGACGATACCGAACACAAGGGGCGAGAAAAAGGTCGATAACGAGTTATTGAATTCGTTGTTTATCGCTAAGGGCTGCGTAGAGCCGGAGTTTAGTAATAAGGCGCTAATACAACACTATGGTGCGGTTGATGACGTGGAATGCGTTACAAAGGCACTGCTCCCCGGAGAAATCGGAAAGGTGTTGCAGGCGGTACTCAACGTGTCCGGATTCGGTGACGAGGAAGAGATGGTGGAGGACGCAAAAAACTAATAAATTCCGGCGGAGTTCCGCGACTACTACACGAGATATTTCAACGCCACCACATTCCGCCGGATGAAGTTTATGCAAAAGAAAAATCCCACCAGTGTTTTATGTTCGCGTCGATGTTGATCGCAATGGAACCGGAGATAAAACGCGCTAAAGACGAAGAGTTAGCGCGAGAAAGGGGGAAAGCTAATGTCCTTCGACTTACAAGGGAAAATCCGGATCAAAGATGACGGAGCCTCTCGCACACTTGAAAAGATAGCGAAACAGACGGATCAAGTCCGTAAAGCAACTGAATCATATCGCGACTCTACCGGAAGGCTTCGTAACTCGCAAGGGCGCTTTATAAATGATACCGAAAAGATGAACCACAAGCTAAAAGAGTCAAAGTCGCTATTCGGAAGTTTAAAAGGCGCGTTTTCCGGCGGACTTGGCTTCGGAATTGGTAACGCGGTAATAAACGGAATTGGCAACGTAACACGCGCGGCTACGGACTTCCTCGGTGACTCCGTTAAAAAGGCGATGGACTTCGAAGCGCAGATGCTAACGATTGAGGCGCTAACTGGCGCGACCGCTGACGAAATGAAACGGATGTCAAACCTCGCGCTATTTGAGGGAGCACGTACGAAGTATGGAAGATGCTTCACCGCGGCGTAATCTGCGGAAAAAATAACGATGTGAATTCGGTGAAGGCTAAGGCGGAAACGCTATGTTAATACCGAGCCAAGCCGTATAGGGATATACGGAAGGTGTAACGACTAGGAAAAGTAGGCTAGAACAGTCGAAATTCCCACGAGCGCATCGCACCCGACCGAGTAGTGTCGAGGGTGAAGATATAGTCTGAGCCGAGTATGAACTGACATACTATTATGCGGCGAAAGCCCCGGAAGTAGAGGATAAAGAGCCTTTACGGTAACAATCTGATAATGCATTAGAAGCTGGAAAAGCGATAGAAGAACTTCTCAAGGCGGGATTAACGCCTGCAGTGGTTGAAGCCGGCGCACTCGGAGCGGCGCTTGACCTCGCTACAGCGGGCGGACTCGGTTTAGAAGAATCCGCGATAGTCATGTCGACGGCGCTTAACGCGTTTAAGAAAGACGGAATGAGTGCGGCACAAGCGGCGGATATACTTGCAGGAACAGCTAATGCGTCAGCAACAGGAGTTAGCGCATTGGCGGAAAGTTTAGCGCAAGTTTCAGCGGTCGCTTCCGGTAGTGGTTTGTCGTTTAAAGATACGAATCTAGCGCTCGGTGTATTTGCGAATAACGGACTTAAAGGATCAGACGCGGGTACGTCGCTTAAGCAAATGTTACTAACGTTGCAACCCATAACTGATATGCAGAGGGGACTATTCGAGGATCTTGGATTTACTGTCAACGGAGCGAGTAACGCGTTTTATGACTCCAAGGATAATATTAAATCAACAGCTGAGATCGCTGGTGTCTTACGTACGAAACTCGGCAAGTTAACCAACGCACAACGTCAGTTAACGTTAAAGCTGATGTTCGGTACGGACGCGATTCGTGCTGCGAATATCCTTTACGAAGAAGGCGAAGAAGGAATTAAGAAATTCGAAAGCGCAATGTCGAACGTTAAGGCGCTCGATGTCGCGAAGAAGAAAATGGAAGGCGCTGGCGGCGCGGTTGAACAACTCCAAGGCGCGTTCGAAACATTGCAGATATCCGCGTTGATTCCGACGATGCCGCTGATTACGCGATTTGCTAACGGAGTGTCTAAGCTAATTCAAGATTATAGTCCGCAGATTACCGCGGCTATGGAGAAAATGGTAGCGAGTGCTTCCGGATACCTTGATAAACACTTTACGAATAACGAGGCATTCAAGAGGATACCGGACATCAAAGGGAAGATTAAATTTATATTTGAGGACATCATGAAGACGTTCAGCGAGTGGATGGACGGTGGAGGCAGCGCCCAGATATCCGCTGTAGCTAAAAAGGCTATTGATCTTCTAGCTGTCGGGTTACAAAACTCACAACCGTTAGTGGCAGCCGCTATTGATCTAGGTGTCGCTATTGGCAATGGGATTTTAAAAGGGATACTATCGGTTGAAACACTTAAAATGTTCCTTGGTAAAGACGGCCCCACTCTTAACGTGACAAATAAATATAAAGAGGAGAAATCTGCCGAAAAGACGGGTACTTACACTCTACCGTCTCCTGGGCAAAGTCCGTATCGTACAGGTAAGGAAATACTTGACAGCGCTAGTCAGAATAATAAAAATAACTTCTCAACACAGAAATCCCTCGGATTCTCCGGCGGACTCGATAACGTTCCATATAACAATTTTCCAGCGCGGTTGCATCAAGGCGAATCGGTATTGACGCGCGAAGAGAACAAAGACTATCGCGAGAACAGCGGAGGTAGTGGCGGACAAGTCGTTATCACCGGTAATACGTTCCACGTACGGGAGGAAGCGGATATTCACCGTATCGCCGGACAATTGGCGCGGTTAATGGCAACGTAAAGGAGGCGGAAGAGTGGCGAAGAAGACGCAGTTTTGGCTTAAGTTTAACAACAGCGCGGAGACACTATGGTTACCGGTTAATCCCGGTTCTATATCCGTCTCCTCTACACACGGTTACGAAGACGTCGAAGTTTCCAACATCGGAGAATACACGATACTCGGTAATAACAAACTAAAAGAGTTTACGATATCTTCACTATTTCCGCGCGATTATCACGGATCCTATTGTAATTATTCGAATTTACGTGATCCGTGGGCGTGTGCATCGTTGATAGAAGGGTGGCAACGGTCCGGACGTCCTATTCGATTTATCATGACGGGAACGCCGGTTAACATTGCGGTCACTATACGTAGCTTCGAATACGAAGAACGCGGCGGAGAGCCTGGCGATGTTTATTACACGCTGCAGATGAAAGAATACGTTTCGATTACGGCGTCCAAAAAATCACAGCCGATGACTACCGCTAGTACCACGCCTAAGTTAACCTCAACAACGGCACAGCGGTCAACATCGGTTAACAAGATATCCGCATACACCGTTAAATCCGGCGACTCGTTATTTAAGATTGCGGCCAAAGCGGAAGTGTACGGGCGCGGGGATGATTGGCACAAGATATACAACGCTAACAAAAAGGTGATTGGCGCTAATCCCAATACGCTTAAACTCGGCATTAAGTTGGTGATTCCTTAATGGCTACGAAAATAGCGGTACTCTATAATAATACGCATTGGATCGAGAACCTCGTTACATCGGCACAATGGTCCGGAGACGTATCACAACCATTTCGTACTCTAACGTTATCTGTATCGAATACGAAGAACAGTGAGGACGAAGCAATCGCGTTCGAACTCGGTAAGGAAATCCGATTTTACGTAAACAAGGTCGGCTTATTTCGCGGCATTATATTTACGTATGATATCTCAAGTGACGGAAACGCAACGGTAATCGCGCACGACGAAAATGTTTACTTAACTAAAAACGTAGATACGCGTAAATTCGTGAAGATGACTGCCGGCGCTATTGTAAAGGAAGTCGCGAAGGCTTACGAAATACCAACGGGGGATATCGCGAGTACAGGCTATGTAATACCACGGATGATACTTAAGAATATGACGCTATGGGATATGATTGTAACCGCATTGACCGAGACACGTGCGCAGTCTGGACGCAAGTTCTACGCTTATGCACGCGAAGGTAAGCTGAACCTACGCGAGAAGAAGGACGAAATAGTCCGTTGGATGCTGGAAGATGGCGTTAATATTATTACCGCGAGTCGGTCGCAGTCTATCGAAGAGATGCGTACATCCGTTAAGGCTATCGGCGGGGACAGCGAGGATAAGCCGTTAGTCTCGATTGCCAAGAACGCGGCACTCGCAAAGCAATACGGACTTATGCAACACGTAGAATCTGCGGATTCACGGTTAAAGAAATCCGCGATTGACCAACTCGCGAAAGAACGATTAAAGGAACTCGGTAAGGTGACGGAGGATGTAACGGTCGAAGCGCTCGGTATAACGGAAGTCGTCGCAGGTTACGCGGTATACGCATTCGAGTCGATGACGCGGTTAGTCGGGGGATTTTACGTTAACGCGGATACACACACGTTCGAGAACGGGAGCCACCGTATGGACGTGACCTTATCTAAAACGGACGACCTACCGAAGCTCGAATATGAAGAACCTGAACAATTTGAGAAGGCGAAGACAGCTAAGAAGAAGGCAAAGGAAAAGACAGCCAAAGCTAAGAAGACTCCCAAACCGAAGAAGCCAGCAGCAGAGACGGTGGTTGATCGATTACTGCGCGAAATAAATGGAGGTAGTTAGATGATTGAATTAATAGATGGCGGCGGAGTTAGTCAGCTTAAGTCCGTTGTCAAACAACTTACGTATGTTAAGTCCGCGGACATCGAGTTCGCCACGGTACTAGCACCACCTCCGTCAATACGCGTAGTAGTCGACGGCATGAAGATCGAATTAGACGCGGATGACCTCTCTATTTGCGAATCATTAACGAAGACTACGCGCGATATTAAGTTTAAGGCGGACGTCGCGATTAAAGTGGATATCGACGGTACGTTACGTGATGGCACGATTAAGACGGGAACGTCCACTAGTATCGAAACAGACAACGCGCTTAAGGCGGGCGACCGCGTAGTAATTGCGTCGATCAACGATGGTCAGTTATACGTTATATTAGACCGCTTAGGGGGCGTGAAATAATGGCGCTAAGTCCGTTAGCTACAATTGATCCGGTTATGGATGAAACAACGGATATCGACGCAATTGAGACGTCAAAAACATATGCTATCAACTTCGCTACCGGCGACATTGGCGGAGAGGTAGACGGATTAGAGGCAATTAAACAGTACGTTGTAAAAGCGATTAAAACAGCACGATTCCGGTTCGCAATTTACGATACGGATTATGGGAGCGAGATCGACGATTTAATCGGACAGGACGTATCGGTCGCGTTACTAGACACGGAAATACCACGTGCTATTAAAGAAGCGATTATTTTCGATGACCGTATACTAGACGTTTATGACTTTGAATTAACGCGCGAGGGCGATTGCCTTTACGTGTCTTTTTACGTTGAAACAACGGAATCAAATATTCCGATGGAGGTGGTAATTTAACGATGGCATACGAAGAACAAACAAGCGCGGAGATATTAACGCGAATGCTCGCCGCGTCGCCTCCGGAGGTAGACAAGCGCCAAGGATCGATAACAAACGATTTACTTTCGCCTGCAGCTATCGAGTTCATGCGCGCATATACGGAGATAGATAACGTAATTGCGTTTGGATTTGCGGAGACAACGTACGGCCCGTTTCTCGATATGCGAGCGCGCGAATACGGACTAACACGGAAAGCGGCGGTTAAGTCAACCGGATCACTCACGTTTACGGGACCGGACGATACGCTTATAGTCGCGGGAACAATCGCAAGTACAGGCGGAGACTCACCGGTATATTTCGTAACTAACGTAGATGCAACGATAACAGGCGGATCGGTAACGGTTACAACAACGGCGCAGGATGCGGGCGCTCGCGGTAACGTTGGTTCCGGCACAATATTAACGCTAATGGGCGATTTAGTAGGGATTGTAACAGTGACTAACGCGACTGCGTTCGAAGGCGGAGTTGACGCGGAGTCGGACGAATCACTACTGGCGCGATATCTCGAACGCGCACGTAAGCCGGCTACGAGTGGTAACGCGAATCAGTACCGTCAGTGGGCGCTAGAAATACCCGGCGTATCTGACGCGAAAGTATATCCGATATGGAACGGACCCGGCACGGTTAAAGTCGTATTATTGGACGATGACAAGACCGCGCCGGATCAGACGATTATTGACGCGGCACAAACGTATATTGATCCAACGCAGGATGGACGCGGAATGGGCGCGGCTCCGATTGGCGCGATAGCAACGGTAGCTGGCGCAACTCAACTTCCGGTAAATATCGCGGTTAAAGTAACGCTAGCACCTGGCGCAACTACTGCGCAAGTTAAGGCGTTAATCGAGGCGGGGGTTGCTGCATATCTTAAGACGCTCGCGTTCGCTGATCCGTTAGTGCGCGTTACGCGTATAGCTAACGTGATACTCGACATCCCTCCGGTTATTGATTACGAAGCACTTACGATAAATGGCGCGTTTAGTAACATCGCTATTGCAGACGGGGGAGTCGCGGTATTGGGGACGGTGACTGTTACGTCATGAGGACATTAACGGAGTTTAAACGCGATATGCTCGACTATGCGCCGAGGTATTACGGAGATATGCCGATTGCTACGAACATCTTCGACCGTGAGGCGGAGGAGTTCGCGAAGTTAAACACGGATATCTACGATGTACTCGCGCAAATGTACATCGAGACAGCTACGTGGGGATTAATGCAATGGGAGCGCATCTTCGGACTCGTAACGGATGTGTCGAAAACGTACGTACAGCGGCGTGAAATACTGTTATCGCGATTACGCGGAGTTGGCGCGGTATCAGCGGAGTTAATCGAGTCGGTCGCGTCAGCGTATGGGAACGGTGACGTTGCGGTAACGGCGAATGTGCCCGCGTATACGATTACGATTACATTCGTGAGTGAGTACGGAGTGCCGGCGCAGATGGTCGAGTTACAGGCGGCGGTACGTGATATCACACCGGCACATTTAGCGATTAATTACGTGTTCCGTTTTTACACTTACGCGGAGTTAAAAGCGTCGGGATTAACGTATGGCGCGTTGAAAGCAACGGGGAAAACGTACGGAGAATTGAAAGATCGGGGGCTAACATAATATGGCGAATACGGTCAATTTAAACTTACCGTTGATTGACGATAATATGGTCGCAGATGTACCGCGTGATATTAATGCGTTGGCGCAGGCGGTTGATAGCGCAGTAGTAGCCGCGATTGCGGACGTTAGCGTACCGCTTGTGGATGCGGTGAGTAGTACGTCGGTTACGATGGCTCCGACGGCTAACGCGTTGAAGACGGTAAATGATAGCGTTGTTGCGCATAAGGCGGATTATATAAAGCACATATTGGATGGCACCTCACATGTATACTATGCGGATGATACAGGGACAGCTAACGCAAAAGTAGTTGTAATAAGTGCTGCTGTGGCTACTTTAAAAAAGGGGTTAGGAATATCATTTACAAACAATGTTTTAAATACAGGGGCAGTAACTATTAATGTGAATGGTTTGGGTGTGAAAGCAGTTCTGAAATCTAATGGATTGGCAATGGTAAGCGGAAATCTAAAGGCGAATAGCGTTTACACATTGCGATATAATGGTACGTCTTTTATCTTACAGGGTGAAGGAGGTGAGTATGGAACAGCAATTGCCACAGATGTATTGGCAGGGAAGACACTCGGAACAGACGCGGGGATTATATCAGGAACGATGGTCAATAATGGAGCAGTTACAATTACTCCAAAAGAGGCAGTTCAAGTTATACCGAAAGGTTATCATGACGGTAATGGTAATGTGGCGTCTGGTTATACTATTACAAATTCTACTATTACTGTACCTAGTAATAGTTATCTAGATGTTTTCCCTGCTAGTGGTAAAACTAGAATTATATCAGCCTCTTTTTATAATACAGGTCGGGCTACCAATCTTGGTTATTCCGTCGTTACTGAGTTTACTAGAAGGGCGGCTGATGTTAACTATGGTATAATATCCTCTCATTCTTATGAAAGGGTAACGTTCTATTCTGGTACAGATGGCGCGCAGACTTATAACTATTCAATGATATCAAATTAGAATGGGAGTGACTGAAAATGTTAGCTAAAGAATGGTTAGAAAAAAATTATTATATATCTGACAGCTCGGCTATGGGTAGGGTTATAGTTTGGGGTAACGAGCAAGGATACTATGGTATTTATACACCTATTATTAAATTCATTGAAATGTTCGGCGATGCTATCCAGAACGCACTAGATAATGGCGAAGATGTTAAACAAGGAATTCGAGATAGTGACCCTGAAAATCTTTTAGGGTTCAAGGATCTCTTGTGATACCCGACGAAAACGGATAACCGATAGAAACAGTTTAGTGAACAGCAGGACGATTATACGCAACATCAACAACGCCGCGCAGGCGTATTTTTATGTCTACGCAGGCTACACGGAGGTGACACGGATTGGAACAAGCGCTATGGGAAGTGGTAGCAAAGAACGGAATATTTGCGGTAATGGCGTTCGTCATCGCGTATGTACTATGGAAAGAAATGCGGAGGATGTCGGATGAAGCGCGCCTACGTGAAGAACGCATTAGCTCGGAAGCTAAGACGGAGCGCGACCGGATGCACTCGGAAGCACTCGTACGGGAAGACCGCTTGATGACGTTGGCGGAGGATTTAACGGGACGCTTCGAAATGCTCGCGGGACAATACGAATCTCTATCGCTCGATGTACACGAAATTAAAACGCGGGTTTCTCCGCGATAAGGGAGCGCTAATATGACGTTAACACTCGAATATGTACGTAGCAAGTCCGCGGCACGATTGAGCGGACTATTACCCGTTGTTAAATGCGCGGCGGAAACGCTAATCGACCGTTGCTATGCGCGCGGCGTTTCAATTGTTATCGTACAGGGATTGCGGACCATCGCGGAGCAAGACGCACTCTACGCGCAAGGACGGACGAAGCTGGGCGCGATTGTAACGAACGCACGCGGAGGAACCTCGTTTCATAACTTCGGAGTCGCGATTGACTTCGCGTTACTACTTCCGGACGGACGCTCGGTATCGTGGGATACGAAGCGCAACGGTGATCTCGATTTACTACCGGATTGGGACGAGGTAGTTACAGAGGCTAAACGGATCGGATTCGCGTGGGGCGGAGATTGGCGCAGCTTCGTAGACATGCCGCATTTCGAGATGACATTCGGACTATCGACCGCGCAGTATCGTAACAGTATTCGTCCGGCGAAAGCGCAGATTGACGCGGCGACGGCGGTGATTACGAAATTAACCGAAGGAGACGATGAAGCGATGACGGCAACGGAAAAGGCGGCATTTTGCGCGCTAGAGGACGTAGTAGTGAAGCAAGCGGAACAGATCGCGCAACTAGTAGCTAAGGCGAAGATGAGCGCAATCCCAACGTGGGCGCTAACGTCGTGTGAAGCCGCTAAGAAGGCGGGCGTACTCGATACGACTGCGGATGGTAGTTACGATTTCTACCGCATGATTACCGTGATGAATCGCGTAGGACTATTTACGAAGGAGGCGAAGTAGTATGTACGAAATTGGCGTAGTAGTTGCGGTGATTATCGCGCTCGGCGAGTTCTTCAAGTTATACGTACCCGCGAAGTATTTACCGCTAATATCGATGGCGATCGGACTCGCTGCGGGACTATTGTATATTCCGCACACATCGGTAGCTGACGGGATAATGACGGGGATCATAACGGGACTGGCCGCGTGTAAACTGTATGACGTCGGGAAGTCGGCGGTGGTGAGTGCGAAGAAATAAATGTAAATTAATGCGACCTATTGGCGTAATCTATCGTATAATAACGTATAGACGGCGCTGGTGGGTCGCATTTTCTTTTTATAATAGCGGAGGTGTACATATGGACAAGGCGGTATTTGCGTTAAAGATCGCGATACGAGTAATTGCGCTAGTGTTACTCGGTAATTATTTTATAAAAATAGCAACGGGATACGAGGATTATCTTAACGTAGCGACGCAATCGGAAGGGTTACAGGTATTAGCGGATCAAGGCAGTTACCTAGTATATTACGTAGTTACCGGAGTCAGAGCGTTAATAGTCGGACTTATATGGATTGCGTTAGAGGTTGCGCTTAAAGGCGTTAAGGATGACGAGGACGTAGACGTGGGGATAGCCGGAACGGTAGTTACAACCACGGATTTAAAAACATAGACACCGTTGATGTGTCGCATTTTCTTTTTTATAAATAGTGGAGGTTGATACATATTAATTCTAATGGGGAAAAATTATTAGGCGTTTTTGTCGCGGCAGTTATTGTATTAGTGATTGCGAGTTATGCGTTACCTGCTCTCACCGAGAGCCAAAAAGACAGAGAGGATAAACCAGTTATATATGCGACTTCGGAACCTGAGCCGGAGATAGTCGAGGTTGCAGAAAAAGTAGTAGATGTTGTTACTTATGTAGTAGGCGAGAGGGTTAAGTTCGGAGATTACGGAATTACTGTAGTGGACGTAACTGCGGTAATTAAGGACGAAGTACGTCATATTGATATTTTAATTGAGGTAGAAAACAAGGGGAAGGAGCCTATAAGAGTAGATAGTAGTTATTTTAAATTACTAGATACTAATGATAGAGAATTTGAGCCCTCTGATTCTTTTAGCTTCGAAGGTGACCCTGTTTTTATGTATGATTCAATAAATCCTGGCTTAAAATTAACGAAAAAAGTAAAGTTTGAGGTACCTACGGACGTCACATCCGCAACGCTCTCCATGAGGGACAACATGTTCGATTTTGGCGCAGAATATACGTTAATCAACTTAGGTGATTTTAAGTAAAAAGGCGCAGATTCGCGGGAATGATTCCGTTGAGTCTGCGCCTTTTTTGCGTTTACTTAATCCTCGTAATCTAATCGCTCCAACGGCGAAAATTTCCGATGCTGTTTAGCAATGTCTGTACTAAAAATTGATACGTATGTTTGCGCCATCTCTAACGTAGTGTGTCCGAGTATCTTCTGTAGTGTAAACGCGTCCCCGCCGTTCATGATATAAAGCTTTGCAAACGTGTGTCTCATCGTGTGAGGGCTTACTCTTACGCCTTTTATGTTCGCCGCAATCCCAAAACGTTGCATATTTTGCTGCATGGTACGTTTCTTCATCGGACTATTATCTATATTGACAAATAAGACATCGTGGTCAAGTAATCCGCGGTACTGTATATACTTCTTAAGTTCCTTCTCCAATTTAGATTGGAAAGGGACATACCGCTCTTTGCGTCCCTTTCCCATTACCTTGATGACGCGTTCTTTCCAAAGGATGTCGGTTACCTTTACGCCTTCAATCTCGGATATGCGGACCCCTGTTTCTAGCAATGTAATTAAAAATACATAATCGCGATATCCCGTAAACGTGGATAAGTCTGGCTGCGATAATAACAACTTGATTTGTTCGCGTGTAAATGTCGGAATAATGTGCCGTTCTGTTTTGAGTAATCGAACATGCTCCGCTGGATTATGGGGTATGTACCCTTCTTCGTGTAGGTGCCGAAGGAATGTCCGCCACCCCTTTAAATTCGTATTGACCGTCGAGTCCATTACTCCGGATTCTTGTTTTGCGAGTATACACGATTTGAAATTATCTTCCGTTATATCTAGCGGACGTTCCACGCCGACTTTGCGGAGAAATTTAACGAGCTCCTTCATCGCGTTTGAGTAGTACGTAATGGATGCGCGACTTAAATTCTTAACGCGACAATCTCGCAGGAACGTTTCGACCGCCGCGTCGTAGTCTAGCGCTTCTAACGGGTATTTACTTTCACCATCTAACATTACTTCTGCTTTAATCAAATTTGGACGTCTAGTCCGTTTAGCCTGCGTCAAGACAAAAACCCCTTCCAT